CCTCAACCCTCGATGCGCTCAACGTGGAGCTGCAAGAGTGGGAAGCGCGTTTAGGTCCTGCCATCCACTACCAGACCACGCTGCACAACATCGAGGTCACCAAGCAGCAGCGGTCCACACAGCAGCAGAAGGTGAACGACCTCGAGCGGCTGTGCACCATCTTCGGCAAGGACGGGATAAGGGCCGAACTGATCCAGCAGCACGTGGACGAGTTCTCGAAGGTGGTCAACAGGACACTGGCGGCGTGGGGATATGAATCGGAGTTGGACATCGAGGCCGGCACGTTCATGATTACCAACCTGTCCGACGGTACGGTCCTGCCACTGAAGGAGTTGAGCGGATCGGAGCAGATGTTCGTCAAGATCGCTCTTCAGGCTGCCATCGCCTACCAGAGCGGGATCAAGATGATCGTCGTCGACCCGCTGGACCAGATCGACGAGAACGACCGGGCCCGGGCATTCGCCTGCATCAGGAAGATGCTCCAGGTCGGCGCTCTGACCCAAGCCATCCTCATCGGCCACGATCTGAGCAGGGATGTCCAGCCGGAGGACGGCGTGGGCTTCTACTTCGTGGAGAATGGAAGCGTGGAGAGACTGGGATGATGACCTTCGATCGGTACTCGCTGAAAGAAGACGTCGCCCGTAGGATGTGGAAGCGCGCCTGGAATGGGACATGGGACGGACGCGCAGTTCGCTCCGCAGATGATTACCGCGCCATCTACGGCAAGCCTTACTTCGACACCTGCATCGGCAAACATGAACCCACAGGCACGATCCTGATCTTCACCCGGGACGAGGGGATGCACACCAGCGGATGGTGGAAGAACCCCGATTATGAACGGTGTTTCCATCTGAGTTTGAGCTATCGAGATCCAGAAACCGGGCTGCCACGACCGCGCGATGTCCAGTTGTCGAAGGAATGGGTAGAGGCGTTCTACCACGAAGATCGCCGTCTAATCTGGGCCGAACCTCCGTACTCTCCGGAAGGAAAAGGCTCTGAAGTGTGGCATTACCGCGTGTTCACTGACGAAAATTGGCAGCCGATGCTTCCGCGTAAAGAAGTCTACAGCCGAGACTTTACCGAGGCGGGATGGTTATCGTTCAGCGATCTAAACTTCGATCCTCACCCGCTGCTTCCGGAGGCACAATGACCGATGAAACCGAGAAATCCGCCTTGAGTCCTGATCCTGCCGCCGACGCCAAAGAGCGAGAGCGGCAGCAGGCCGTCGCGCAAGTCACCCACGTCTACTGGGAGTCGCTGGAGGCTCTTGGGGTGTCCAGCTACGTCCTCGGGGTCCCGCTGGGCGAGGAACCGTCAGGGCATGGCGCCCTGCGCTGCGTGGGCAGGTCTGACATCGTGCTCAACCTTATCGCCGGGCTGATCCAGATGCTCACCCCGCAGGACTTCGACAACCTCTTGACTGAGATGGCCGTGGGCAAATACTTCGAGGCAAAGAGGAACACAGGACTCGGCCACAAAGCTCCGGTGGATCCTGCCACGGGGAAACCGAGGGTGATGTGATGAGAGGCGAGCGCACGGTTGGCGTAGTCGGTGAGTTCCACGTCGATTCGGGTGGTAGAAAGAAGCTCTTCTCGCTTTGGGTCTTCACCGAGCACGAATCTGCTCACGATGGAAAGACTTATCGAGGCTTCGATGGGTACGACGTGGAGTGGAGCAAGTATCTTTGCGGCTACATTTACCACAACAGCAGCAGCGGGGGACGAACAGTAGAAGTCAGTGGACCTTACTTCGCCAGCGGTCAAGTTGACATCAAAGAAGCTCCCTGCACGCTGATAAGCATAAAAGACAAGCCTCCGTACAGAGGCAAAGCCACTAAAGCAGTCCGACGCAGGAACCGCACGCGACGTCTCTCCGACCTGCCGAAGGCATTCGACAGCATGCAGGATTTCTCCGACCTGTTCGACTGGATGCGGCAGAACGCGCGGGAAGATGAAGCAGTGTGGTGTTCTGAATGCCGTGATCACCTGCCCGGGGAGGACCTCTGCCAGCATTGCTGGTGGTGCGACGCCTCTGGCTGGTACTCCACTCCGGACGAGCGCTGCAAGTGCAAGGAGCGGGAGGAGTGCAGAGACGATGGCTAACTTCAAGCCTCAAGTCGTCGGAGCCGGTGTCCTATTCGCCCAGGCCAGCAGGACCACCTTTAACGACCTCACCCGCAGCCGCTATCAGGGCATGGTGGACCGGCTGAAGAAGAAGAAGCTGCCAGCGCTCACCTTCTCCCTCGAAGAGTTCCGCACCGACATCAGGAACGTCATGGGAGGCGTCGAGGATGGCGCCATACAGTGCCGATTCTGCAAACGCTGGTACACCCTGGGGGAGATTGCCGTCGACCACTCGGTTCCGCTGAGTCGTGGCGGGACCTCCAACCTCACGAACATCGACTATCCCTGCCGTCAATGCAACGACCGAAAAGGATCGATGATCGGTGTAGAGTTCCTTGACTTCCTCGAGCGGATTGAGACGATGCATCCGCTTGCGAGGACGGATATTCTCTCCCGCCTTGAGAAAGCGAATAAACTTGCAGCCGGCGCGCGCAGGGTGCAGATGTTAATGGCGCAGGCCAAGGCAAAACCACAGGCACCGCCAACAGAAGAGGACGATTTTTGAAGAGATATAATGGGGACATCAGGCGCTTGCGACGCCGTTTAATCATCAGGCCGTGGAGGGCCTTTCAGATGACATCCCCATTGACCCCATCTTACCGCGAAATAGCTCTGAACCATGGTCAAGTAGCGCTCGTGGATGAAGATGACTTTGAGCGGCTTTCCGCCTTCAAGTGGTACGCCAAATGGAGCCGTCACGGTCGCACCTACTACGCGGCGCGTACCGAACGTCAAGCCGACGGGACCGACCGCACGATAAGAATGCACCGGGAAATTATGGGCTTAAAGCACAGAGATAAGCGGCATGTGGATCACGCACTTCACATCACGCTAGACAATCGCAAGTTTGTTAATGGAGTCCAAAATCTGCGGATCGCCACTCACCGCGAGAATTGTTCTAATAGGGCGACGTCGCGCAACAATACCTCTGGCTACAAGGGCGTCTCTTTCGATGTCGCCAAGAATGCCTACGTGGCTAACATCAAAGTCAATTACCGCCAAATCCGACTTGGATATCGCAATAGCGCCGAGGCTGCTTGGCGCGAGCTTTACGTTCCCGCTGCGCTGAAATACCACGGGCGCTTCGCCTGTCTTGGATTTAAGCGTCCTTAAAAAGACTTCTAACCGAGAAGTCCAACCGACCATAACCGCCAGAAAGGAATACCACATGCAATCTGAATCGTTCGCGGGAGCACAACGCCGCGTAATCATCGGCAGCATCACAAAGCAATCGTCAACCAAGCGCATCGTCTTCCCCGTCCAGATGCCTCTTGGGGAGAACTCACTGGGCTCTTTGCCGGACTGGGTATCGGAAGGATACGCCGCTGTCGCCAAGCAATTCACCGAAGTCGATCCCCAGGTCCAGCAGATCGCAGGACTCTCAGTCGCGTTCTGGAACGACACTCCTGAGAACGGGATGTTTGCCGCTCCGAACGTGAAGGTGCCTGACGCTGAACTCCGCGGATTCGTGGTGAAGCGCGTGGGCGAAGAGGATGACCCCGACATCGAGCTTCAGTTCAAGGTCTACTGCGCGTTCAACCGCGAGTTGTGGGCGTGGCTGGGCGAGATGGCAGGAGAAGAGGTCCAGATGGCCTTCCCGTCGTCTGTAGGAGCAGACAAAGCCGCGGCAAAGTCTGCTCCTGACAACCAGATGCCCCTCGAGCATCCAACGCCTGCAGGACCCAAGGTAGTCCCGCCAAAGAAGTCAGGGCCGAAGGAACTGGCAGCCTTCCACGAGAAGCTGCTCGCCAAGCAGGAAACGCTCAAGCCGAGCTAACGGAGTACTCTCAAAGCAATCGAAATACGGGTCCTGCAGGACTCGTCGCCCATCACCATCAACCACACTCCGGAGAAGATCATGTCGCCAGCAAACCCCAACCACGTCCGTCACGCTACCAACCACGTCAACGCCGACAACCCCATCTTTGCTCGCGAGGAAGTCAAGATGCCTAAGCACGTCTCCCCCGGGCACGCCGAGCAGATGCAGCAGGGGAAGGCGCCATTGCCGTCGACCCAGACCCCGATGCTGAATGAGCACGTCGAAGATATTGCCGAAGCAGGTACGGTGTACCTCGATAGTAACGAGAAGCCGGTTGGAGTCAGCGACGGAGAGAAGATCGTCCCGCTCGATCTGGACAAGACACCGCACCACATCGACGGCAGCGGACCCGTTGAGGGTGAGGAAGAGGAAACCGAGGAAGAAGAGCAGACTCCGACGGGATCCGAAGCCCCACAAACCGAAGAGCAGCAACCAGCTACCGTCTGATGTACTCTCTCCACTGTGCGGAGGGTTTTCAGGTGGCCGGCGGTCTGCCTGAAGCGTGCAAACCTCCACACAAAAAGCCAGGTTGCAGCAGCCCGGGTCCGCGTCTCGCCCGGGTTGCTCCTTGGTGAAAATGAACCAAGAGTTGCACTATTGACACAGGTCTTGCACACCAAATCCACAAACAGTCAGCAGGAGCTGTGATAGGGTGGGAAGCACCTTTTGCCCCCAGGTAAAAAGGAGCAGGCGTTTCGACCGACGGGTTGGAACCGCAAGTGGCTGGGGTGCCCTCAGCACCCCGCCAGCCTTCTGAGGGGAGTGTGTCTGTTGAGTACGTTATGGCGTCGCCTCGGGGAATCTACCCCGATTGATGAAACCGCGCAACGTGTCGTGCAGCCAGGGGTTTCTTACGAGGCTCCTGCCGATCCACGAGTTCGCAGTTTTGCTCCACTCCCCACTAGGCCAGTAACCCAAGGGGAGGACATCACCGGAAAAACCTTCGGACGTTTCAAGGTCATAGGTCTCAGCGCGAAAGACACGAACCATCGGCCGTGGGTCGTGCGCTGTACGTGCGGATGGTATGAACACCGCCGCGCAAGCTTCCTCAAAAGAGGCGACGAGGCCCGGAAGATGTGTAGCAGGTGCGACCATCTTGAGCGCGTGAAGCGTGGCGAATACCCCAAAACAGAGGGGTCTTAAAGATGCCGTCTAAGCCTGACATCTGGATGCCGCTCTACATCGGAGATATCCTCGCGGACACCTCTCACCTTGATGCCCAGAGATTCGGGTGCTACATGCTCTGGCTCATGCATTATTGGCGCAAAGGGCCGCTAGACGCGGAGATTTCAGATTTGATAGCCATCGGAAAGTTGCGCGGTAAGGATGCTCCAAGCATTGCTCAAGCAATGCTAAAAGAGTTCTTCACAAAAAACGGCGATGGACGTTGGCATCAGAAGAGAGCCGACATAGAGATAGCTAAATGGCAGGACAAATCATTGGTAGCAAAAGAGAAAGCTAAAAAAGCGGCAGAAGGAAGGTGGAAGAAAAAGGATGCTCCAAGCATTCCCCAAGCAATGCTTGAGCCATGCCCTTCACCTTCACCTTCACCTAAAGAACAAATACAAGAACAAATACCTTCTCCGAAGCCGCGCAAAAAGCCTCGCGTTTCGGAGGATGGAATGAAGCACTCTGGAGATCCCCGCCACATCGCTTGCAAAGAGGTGATATTTGCCTACTACCGCGCCAGAAACGACAACGCGGATCCAGAGTGGGACGGCAGAGAGGGCGGAGCACTCGGGAAGCTTCTCAGCGCAAATCCAGAGCTTACCGCCGCCGAGCTTCGCAGGTTCCTAGGGAACCGATATCTCTCGGAAGTGAATCATGCGGAGCGACCCAGCGTGTGGATTTCAATCGTCGCCAAGTACCGAAATTCTCCGCTGGACAGGTACGGGCAGCCGATCACCAAATCTCTCAATGGGACAAACGGCACTAAGCCGATCACGATGGACGACATGAAGTACGTCAACGCCGAGGAGGTCAATCGATGAGCCACGAAGCGATCGCGCCCGGCCTGCCTGCCAACGTTGACGCGGAGAAAACCCTGCTTGGCGCCGTGCTGCTCGACAACGAGGCTTGGACCGACATCCAGCGCGGGATGAAGCTCGGCGACCTGTCGCTGGACGCGCATCGTCGCATCGCGATGTCTATGTGGCAACTCATCAAAGACGGCGGGACGGTCGACATCGTCACCCTGGCCAACCGTCTCGGCTCGAACCATGAACTCGAAGCCATCGGAGGAGTGGCGTACCTCGCATCCCTGACCGAAGGTCTTCCTCGGCGTCCTGTCATCGACGAATACATCCGGATCGTGAAAGACAAGAGCATGCTCCGCCGGCTGATCGAGGTGTGCTCCACGTCCGAGACCCGGGCCGGAGACCAGAGCGAACTAGCCGTCGACATCGCCGCTTCGATCCAGGCGGAGCTCGAGCAGATCATCGACAGCAACCAGACCGACGAAGCCGACGCGCACGTCTCGGCCTCCATCGTCCAGTCGATGAACAGATTCCACGCTCGCAGGGCTCTCGGGACGTCTCCAGGGATGAGTTTTGGGATTCCTGCGCTGGACCGGCTCACAGGCGGGATGATGGCTGGATTCCAGACCGCGGCCGGCGCCGTCTCGGGAGTCGGCAAAACTACGTTCATGGCTCAGGCGATCCTCGCAGCGCTCGAGCAGGGAAATCCCGTCCAAGCGTTCCTGCTGGAACCGACGAAGGACCAGTTGAACATGCGTCTCCTGTCGCTGATGGCCAACTGCCGCTACGAGTACGTGACGAAGGAGTGGAAGTGTCCGCAATCGGTCGTCCAAGACCTAGACCGTGCGGCTGAACGGCTGTGCGAGATGCCGCTCCGCTCCTACGACCGCTCAGGCCTGTCACTCGAGGACCTGGTAGCAATAGGCCGCCGCGGGATACGCAAAGAGGGGACCCGGCTGGTGTGTCTCGATTACATCCAGCGGTTGCGGATCCGGCAGGCAGAGAAAGACGAGGCGGTGAGGCTGCGCGTGGGGCGCGCGTCTACAGCGCTGGCTGATCTGGTCAAGGGAACGGACTGTCACTCGCTGGTCCTGTCGCAGATCACCACGGGGCGCAAGTCTGGCGCCAGCTCCATCCCGACGATGTTCGACTTCCGTGAGTCGTCCCAGATCGAGAATGACGCGCACACGATCGTCCTGCTTCACCGGGAGTATGACGAGAAAGAGGGCCACTTCAGCAACAAGGGCGCTGTGTTCGTGCCCAAGTTGCGGTTTGGCAGCCCTGGGAACCTCACCGTCTGGTTTGATCCCGACACGGCCGCCTGGCGGGACACCAAGCCGATTGAGCCAGACGCGAAGTTTGACTACCACGACAAGGATTGAACATGAGCTTGATCCGCAGGACCGCCATCCGCAAGAGACGCGCTACTCCACGCCGAGGTTCGCTCACAGCAGCCGAGAAACACGCCATCCGGCTGGCAGTATACGTCAGGGCCCAGGGGAGATGTGAGTTGAACTTGGGTCCCAAGTGCATACCGGGAGTCCTGCCGTGGGATGGAGAGTCACCGCTGTTCTATGGGCATCTGGTCCACGTTCGCAGCCGTGGCGCCGGCGGCGACTGGACTCTCGAGAACTGCCGTTGGGGATGCGTCGAGTGTCACAGTGGCTACCACCACACGAAGGGAATGGCGATCCGATGATGGATTTTCCGCAGGCTTTCGAGTTCATCAAGCAAACCTACCCCGACAAGTTGGCGCACCATCCCAAGTGCTCCTACCGCCAAGCCGGGATGCTGTGCGACTGCTCGATCATCTGGGCCGAGTACTACCGCCGTGAGGCGCAGGACTTGGCGAGGTGGAAGAGGGAATATCTCGCCGTCGAGTCTCAGTGGAACCCGCAGGAAATCGGCAGGCTACTCGGGGTCGAATGGGGCGAGATGATCCACCGGGCTATCGAGCCGGGCATCAAGCGGCTGATCGAGGAACGGGACCGGTACAAAGCGCTTGTCGAGAGCGCGGACAACGAGGGCGGCTCGATGATGTGGACCAGCGACCACAGGAAGATACTCGCGAGAGAGGTAGAGAAGTGCCGGAACACTATACCAAGCTAACCACCGAGGCCGCGATATTTTGCCCTCGCTGCATGAAGGTCACGATGTGGCGAGTTGCCGACGGTCGCCGTCAATGGTGCATTCCCTGCTACAACAAGCCCAAAGAGACGAAGCCTGAAAAGATCGTCCCGCAGGACCAACCGAAATTGTTTTGAAATCCACATGCACCACTGGTGCATAATGAGAGGCGCAATGAATACACCGATCAAAACTCCCGCATTCCGGCCCGGCGGCGCAAGGTACCTCGTGCTTGCCGACATTGTCGAGACCAAGTCCGAAACCATCGGAGAGGTCACAATCTCCGAGCGTCCCGACCCACACAAGCAGGCCGACCACGGGACCATCGTTGCCAGAGGCAAGGCGTGTGCCGATTACGAGATTGGCGACCAGATCAGCTACGGCCAGTTCTCCGGCTACGATCTTGAAATCGACGGGCAGAAGTTCAAGATCCTCCAGGAGGGGGAGATTCTCGGCCAGAAAATCAGGACCCCTTTCGACGAGCCGACCAACATTCCCGGAATCTACGAGGTTCATCCCGACGAGCCGAAGTTCACAGTCTGCGACGAATGCTTCTGCACGGTGGAGGGTCAGGCTCACTACGAGTGGTGCGCCACACTTCGCCCTGCGCCGGAGCCCGCACAGCCGCAGGCTGCTGTTCCGAAGCCTCCTCCTACCCCTGGCATCTGCTCCGATTGCGGCTGCCCTGCTGGGACGCCTGAAGGAACGACCTGCCTCGACTGTATGGCCTTCTAACCGCCAACCCTGAAAGAGAGACCGATGAGCATTATCCAGACGAAGTACGGCGCCGAAGCACGAAAAGCGCTTCTGGCAGGAGCCGCGCAACTCAACGATGCAGTCCGTGTCACCCTCGGTCCCGCCGGCCGCTGGGTGATCTTCCGCCACATGGGGGTGTGCTTTTCCACAAAAGATGGCGTTACGGTGGCGCGTGAAGTGAACCTGCCCGACCCCTACGAGTCCATCGGAGCTGACCTGCTGAAGAACTGCGCCGGCCAGGCTGTTGATGAGAGCGGCGACGGGACCACCACAGCAACCCTGCTGGCTCACACGATCTTCGAGGCCGGCTGCAAGGCGATCGATGCCGGCGCCGAGCCTGTGAAGCTCTGCCGCGGGATTGCAAGGGCCGTGACAGCCATCGTGGGCGACTACGACGCCAAGGCGAAGCAGTACCAGGGCGGGATTCTCGAAACGCTGTCGGTGAAGTGCACTCCGGAGTTGGCCTACAACGCTGCCCGCATCAGCGCCAACGGGGATGAGGCAATCGCCCAGGTGGTCTCAGACGCCGTCCTGAAGGTTGGCGTGGATGGCGCGCTGACGATCGGGGACAGCTTCTCGACCAAACACAGCCTCGAGTTCGTGGAGGGGCTTGAAATCACGTCAGGACTCGCTCACGGCTATTTCGTCACAGAGCCCGAGCGCAACAGGACCACGTTCGAGGACGCCACGGTCCTGATCTTGGACAGGAGACTCAACGCCGCGGCAGAGGTTGTGAACCTGGTCAAGGCTGCCGTGAAGTTTGCACAGTCCCGCAGTAAGGCCTTGAAGTTCGTCATCATCGCCAACGAGTTCGACACGGAGGCACTGGCGCAACTGGTCCACCACAAGATCAACGACCATCTCCAAGTGGCCGCCGTACAGGCCCCGCTGTGGGGAGCGCCGCGCAAGGACCTGCTTGAAGACATTGCCCTGGTGGTCGACGGTCAGCGCGTGGAGCAGCTTCAGGGAAAGAACTACGACACCATCTCCTCGAAGTGCTTCGGGATGGCCAAGAGGATCGTGATGAACCAGAGCAGGATGCTGATCACCATGCAGGATCCTGCGGACGACGAGGAAACCAAGGCTGCCCAAATCGCGCGCAAGAAGAAGTTCGACACCTACATCGCTCAGATCAAGTCGATTGCCGAGGACGAGCGTCTGCGGCCGGACGAGAGGGATGCAGCCAAACACCGGATTGCAGCTCTGACGGGAGGCGTAGCGGTCATCAAGGTCGGTGGGAAGTCTGCCGACGATGTGAAGAGCCTCAAGTTCCAGGTGGAGGACGCGATCCACGCCACGCGCGCGGCGGTGTCTGAGGGAGTTGTGCCGGGCGGCGGGAGTGCACTGGTGTTCGCCAGAGACGTTGCGGACGATGGTGACGTCGACCTGCGCAAGGGACTCGAACCCAATGCCGTCACCGGCTACAACCTCCTGCTCGGCTGCCTGATCAAGCCTCTTCAGCAGATCGCTGCCAATGCTGGGATCGAGGAGGACGTTATCCAGCAGGTTCAGGAACTCGATGACATGAAGGGCGGCGAGCAGCAGTGTGGCCTAGATGCTTCCACCGGGGAGATTGTGGAGAACATGATCGGCGCTGGTATCGTAGACCCGCTGAGGGTCGTCCGCTCGTCCCTGAATGCTGCCGCAGCCTGCGCTATGACTCTTCTTCGTACAGAATGCTGCATCGCTCATGATCCCGCCAACAACCCGGCTCCGCAGATGGGCCGGTAGACTTTTCGGGAGGGGAGCCGAAAGGCTCTCTTATTCCTCGAAGCGGCTGGAGTGCCCGGCTAATAACCGGCACATATTGAGATGGTGAGGGAGAGGGGCCTCCTCGCGATATGCCACTTCAGCCGTGACCCATTAACCGCCAACCAATCAACCGCCGACAGGAGAAGAACCATGGATGCAGGTCGCCTCACTCACGCAACGACCGATGCCCCAGCCGGGACAATCGAGATGCCAAAGTACAAATCCCACAAGACCGTATGGGCGCTGAAGATTGCCAGCGTCAAGGACCTTGGCACGGACCCAACGACCGACGAGAATCCCATCGTCGAGATCACGTTGGCAATAACGTACTTGACGCACAAAAATAAGAGGCGGACAATGCACACATGGGTACGTTTTACAAAGAATTGCTGGGCAAATCGTGGGATTTCTTCATTTCCGCTATTGGCACGACTACGCTCGGATTCATTATCCCTTCTGTCGCAGTGCCTTTGGTTGGATTCGCTCTCGTATTCCTTGTCGCCTTCGTCCGGGAAGGCAGAGGTGGCGTTATGACCCACCTCAAGAAGACGTTTGCGTTAGCCGCTGTTGTCGCCTTCGCGGGAGAAGTTGTTGTTTGGCTATTTGTATTTGGGGGATCAGTTTTGGGGGCAAATTACCAAGAACAAACTAAGCTTGCATCCGCTCTGACAGAGTACAAAGACGAGGTTTCACCTCACTGCTGGCTTAAGAATATCGGCATGAAGCCACCAACGGCTTTGCCTAATGGCCAGCGCTCCGGGAACCTTGTCGTTTTCTTTTGTAATACAGAATACGAGGCCCCTTTGAGTATTGAGTGGGATTTTTCCTCTCCTCACCCACGAAAGATCGGCGTCCCATTTTTCCCTGACAACAGGGCACTGAACCAGAATGTAGTCACTTATGGTGATGACCATATAGTGAGCTTTATAGAGGCACCTAACCTCGCGAAATTCCAGCCCACTTTGCTCGAAGTCTTTAGCGACAAATCAATACCGCCTCAGGTTTACAAGGTAGAAATTAGGCGGATGGAAAAAGACAAAGCAGTTACTCCAATCGAAATTAAGGCGGATGACCTTCGATGAAACCCGAATACAACAAAGGCGCGGGAGCGCGCAAAAACTTCGAGGACACAATGTCAAAACTCTTTCGGGCTCCAAAGCCAGAAGTGAAGAAGCCGGCACCTACGAAGAAGGGAGCACCCGCGAAGTAATGCGCTTCCCACGTCCCCACCGTTTGATGGTTGTGTCAGTCTGCTCCCTGTCCCGTCAATTGGGTGTAGGTCAGGCGACGGCCAACGATCTGCGACATAGCCAGAATGAAGCGGTCTGCGTCGGTGAGCGGATTGTCTTTGGTGGTGCGATTGTTGTAGCGGAACGACTGCTCATCTGCATAGCGCTCAAGGTGGAAAGGCTCAACTGCAACGTAAGTTCCATTGAGACCACGCTTCAGAAGGCTCCAGAAGTTCTCTATGCCCTGAGTGTGGATCGAACCACGAACATACTCGTTCATGTGGCTAACTGTGGCGTGAATGAATTCCTGCTCATCCAGTCCAGCGTATCCCTTGTGCGCATCGGTGAACACGATAGAGCGCGGACAAACGTGATTCAAAATCTCAGCTTGAAGAACATCACGGCGGACATGGGGGATAACCTTGGTGCGAACCTTGCGCGTATTACGCTCCAACATTCCCATGACAATCGCCTTGTCCTCTCCGTGTCCAGACTTGGTGAATCTCTTGCGCTTTCCGATGTGCATGTTCTTGAGCTTGCCACCGACAAACGTCTCATCCACTTCTACCGGACCACCGTCATCGCCGCCCATCTTGAAACCAGACTTTTCCTTCATGGATTCGCGAATACGATGCAGCATGAACCATGCCGACTTCTGAGTCACGCCGATAGAGCGGTGGAGTTCATAGCTGGAGATTCCGTTCTTGCAATTGCAGATCATCCAGACCGCTGTCATCCACTTGTCCAGACTGATTGGGGAATCCTCAAAGATCGTGCCGACCTTGACGGTGAATTGCTTCTTGCAGCCGTTGCAGAACCAAAGCCTACGGGTCTTCACAAACGAGTTGGAGTCAGACCCGCAACGAGGGCAAGTAACCTTCTCGTCAGGCCAGCGGAGCGACTTCGCGTATTCAAAAGCGCGGTCCGGGTCCGAGAGGTAAACGATTGCCTGTTGGAGAGTTACGGGAGCTTTCATGGTCTTATCCCCTTCACTTCTGGAGATAGTATGACTCAATCAGACTTGTGCGTCAAGTACGTTATTGCCATCACGTTCGTGGATCCACGCTACGCACCGAAGAAGATGAATCTGCGCGGGAAACCCACTCCGCAGGATGGGTGGTACTTCGTGGCCTATGAGGACGGATATCAAAGTTTCAGTCCCGCGAAGCAGTTCGAGGAAGGGAATACGCCGGAGCCTGACCCGAGGGCAACAATTGGCGTGACTAACAATCAGAGCTTCCACTCCGAGGACCTCGCCAACTGGTTCAGCTACCATGCTCCAAGCGCCGAACAGCTTGTCCAGTACGGCGCTGTCAGGGCTGCTGCAAGAGAGTTCGCGGACGTCATCAATCTCCACGTCCCCGGCGGTGCCGACAAGAGCGCTGCCATGCGTCTGGTGCGGGAAGCGATGATGACAGCCAACGCGGGGATCGCCTGCCACAAAGGGCGACCGACAATCGCGGAGTTGGAGAAGATCCTCGCCACAGAGGACGACACGCCGGTCACCATTCAGCCGGACGGATCAATCACCGCCGAGTAGAGTTCCCCACAGGACACGCGCCTCTTAACCGGGGCGCACAACCCTCAACTAGGTCACCATCCCCAGGAGATCCGAACCCATGAAAGAACTTCGCAATATCCTGCTGCTCACTCTTGCCTGCCTTGCAATAGCCACCGTCTCTGCGCAAGACGAAACCCCTGGCACCACTGTCACATATCAACTCAACACGACGTTCTGCGGGTCGACAGGAGGATCGATATACGGCTTCCCCGCCGTGAACTGCTACGGCATCCAGTTCGCTCTACCCGGTCAGCCCGCAGGCTCCGGTGGTTCGACCTGGGTGTACACGTCGGCCAAATATGCCAACCCTCCCGGTGCCTATGTGCCCTATGGCTGGGGATTCTTCTTCGGGAATAGCGATCTGATTGGTCAGCAATACACCATCACCAGTTCGTCCAATGTCGTCCCGATCGGATTCAAGGCGCACACAGGGTTCCCGACCAACTACATCTGCAATGGCAACTGCACGACGTTCACAGCCAACATCTCAGGCACCACGCCCGATGATGGAGGCAGCTACAACGCCACGCTGACCGCAACGCTGTTCTACTACTACGCCTGCGGCTCAGGGCGTGGCGGTGGCGGATGCGGAACACACGCCATCATCCTCGCAAGCCAGCCGGGTGATGGAACTGGGCTGACCGTTAGGTACAACTGAGCAACAGCAACTCTGCGCGGGTCAGCGATGGCCCGCTTAACCGCCCCGGAGTAATCCGGCCCGCGTGGGAGGAGAGACGAAATGGGACACAATGGATGGATCGCAGTGGATCTTGATGGCACATTGGCGGAATACAACGGGTGGATCAGCGAGGAGCATATAGGAAAGCCCGTGCCCGCCATGCTTTCAAGAGTTAAAGGATGGCTGGATAACGGCATGGATGTTCGCATTTTTACAGCTCGTGTGGATGGTGGGGAGGTTGCGCTTTCGATGGGCAACCCAGATGGTGAACGTTTCCGCAACGTCCAGCGCATCCGCTCGATAATCGAAGCATGGTGTCTTGAACATGTCGGCGTGGTTCTTCCCGTGACGAATCGCAAAGACTATGGAATGGTTCAACTGTGGGACGACCGCTGCGTTCAGGTTATTCCGAACACAGGTCAACGCGCAGACGGAATGGCCGAATAAAGCAGTAGCACCCGCGAAGGGCAAGGAGGGGGAATCAGTGGACGAATTGAAACCATGTCCGTTCTGCGGAGGCATCGACATCGATTGGGATGATGACGCACATGCAATGTTCTGCATGGCGTGTAACACAGTGGGGCCGGAGACAGTAAAACCCACCAAAGAAGCAGCCATCGCAGCGTGGAACGTCCGCGCATGACCACCCCACCCCTCCCCGCCCTCATCCGCACCGTGACCTGCGGAGCCTGCACCGTCGGCACGCCGCGTGAACCAGCTACGGACACGTTCATGCGCTGCAACCGCTACCCCGCCGGGCGCTGCCTGAGAACCGCGACGTGGGAACCTAAGCCAACACCGGAACAGATAGAGAAAGTATGGAGGTTCTAAATGCTGCAAGCACAATCAGGATGGTTCCATAACAACTTTGAACGCTACCAGGACTGGATCCCGGTCAATGACAAGAGCGTAAACTCCGTGCCTGCTGCCTCAACACCCATCGACTACGCTCCAGATGCCGCCTACATGACTATGTACAGTCTCGGACCGGCCTATGCTGGGTGGCTGCTGAAGAAGTCTCTTCCCCTGCTAGTTAACCTCTCTAGCGGTATGCTGACTTCATCTGTCGATATTTGGCCGAGCATGGACGCTCTGAATGCCCAGGCCTGGGAGTTCGATGACCGCTTTACCGATGCGGCCGGAAACGTCTATGCCTGCGATTGCAATTTCAATCTGGCTGAGGGCGGCGTAGTCCAGTGCGTCGCTGCTTCCGGCGCCGGCTGGAGCGATACGGAGTTCAAGCCTGGAATGCCGACGGCTGGGGTCTGGACGACGCTCGTGCGTCAATACAGTTTCGGCGGCGGAGTGTGCCAGATGATCTCTGCATCTCTAGGAGGGCAGAGTTCCAAGATTTCGCGGTCCATTCCTGTCCCACTGCTGGCATTGAAGTGGGGAGCTAACCAGATCACAAAGCAGTTCCAAATAGACGAGGGAAGCACAGGCCAGACTTATGGGCTCACGATCAGGAACAACAACGTGGCCGCGATCGGCAGTCTCTAACCTCTCCGTCCGTACAGTCCAGGCGCTCTGCGCAAGTCGATCTGCGGAGCCCCTTTTCCTTTGCGCGGGAGTCCTGTGCGGGGATCGAGCTTGCCTTGCCGCGCCAGATCGCTCATCAGGAACCGGGCTCTCAACTGCGCTGTAGTGGGATCAAGAGCTTCCAACTGAGCATCTACGCCCTCCCACGGTGGTATCTCGGTAGCCGTTCTTAGAGCCCCCGAAATCTGCTTGGCCACATCTAAAGCGTGGTTATTTTTATTCTCTAAAGCCTCAGATGGATTGCGTGTAAGTAGCTGCCTGCTAGTCATTTGAACGCGCTTTGCTCTGCGCATTTCCCACAACAGATTCGGGCAATCGTACTGGTGGAGTCCGGGCTGCGGCCGGTCGCTTGGATTCCTGCACACGATGTAGAGTCTCGGCTTCCTGCCCCGTGTCAGGCCTTTCCAGTAGTCAGACATGATCCACTCGACAAAAGCCACGTCAGAGCGGTTCCCTTGGTAGGCGCTCATCTTCCACATGTTGTTCTTTTTGTAGGTCTGGTAGATGTTGGTCGGTGCGCCTTTGTCCTCGGCAACTTGGTCGTAGAAGATGGACGGGTCAGCGAGAATCCATCGTGCACGCTCAAGGTCATGCATCTTCTTCATCTCTTCAACGTTCTCGTCAACGTTGTTGCTCCAATCGTCCCGCCGATAGTTGTAGTACTCCCCGCAGAGGTAGAGCTCCGTGGGGTTCTTCTGACCGGTGACGGGGTCCCATGACTCCCGCGGGACGTAACCTTTCATCAGGCAGGTCGCGTTGGTCACGCCGTGGTCAAACCCCGCAACCACGTCCCACCTGGGGTCAGGGAACCATAGAGGATCGGAAATCACGACCATCTGATAAAGCCTCGGATCGCCCAACACGGAGTTGAATACGGCCTCTCCTCCCGTGGCCGTCGCATCCATCTCCTGCTCTTTTTTCCACATCGCCTGTGAGGCGTATCCGCTGTTCTCTTTACGGAACCATTCAGCGCCTTCAACCGTCTCCGGGTCCCGCGAAGGGATTGCGGAATAGTGCAGTGAGACGACCGTCAACCCCTTCTTAGTGCGCCTGATGTTTACTCCCCTGATTACCGGCACACGAGTCTGAAACGGGACATCGTCGAGCTTGCGGAGAGCGGTTTGTCGCTTGGATTCCTGCATGATTTATACCAACTCAGCGTCGTGGCAGAAGTCCCAAAACCAACTCATTGCCACCGTTGAGTTGAGGACGATCTTCTTCACGCCGCCGGCCCGGGCTTCGTCATAAGCTATTCCCGCCTCAGGCTGGAAAGCTGTCTCGTCCGAGAAGACTCCCCACGGATGGTAGGACCTGATCTTGCCTTGTCCCGACGGGATAGCCCAAATCTTGCTCGACCCCACGAGGAACTCGTTGTTGGCCTGCTTCTCGATCGGCTTGGGCAATTTGAACTTGTCCCGCAGGAACTGAGGTTGAGACTGGTAGAGGTGCTTGGCGTAGTCGATGACCTGGTTGCCTTTGAGGTCCGTCATGGTCTGTACGATGACTTCTCGCTCAGGAACCAGCATGCACTCGAATGTGAAGTAGGCGGTGATGATCCAGGTCACCATCATGTCGCGGGACTTCTCGAATACCTTGACCCGCTCCGAGTCATCCTCAAGCTCCTCCATCACAATCGGAAAGAACTCCCAGTCTGGGAATGGCTCGTACGGAGTGGTCCTGCCCTGCTCTCTCCAGTGCTGGTTGTACGTCTTGGTGTAGTGACGTGCCCAGTGCCAGGCGCTCGACGTCGCTTCCCGCACCTTCTCGGCTACTGCCTTCTCCTCTACGTCGGAGAGCTTGTTTTCAGTCCTGCGGGCCCTGTCGAACTCCTCCTGCCGCTGCTCGAGAATGAGCGACGCCAGCGCTGCACGGCGGAGGGTGGCTTCCTGCTCTTCGGTGAAGTTGGCCATATACGGCAGGACCCTTTACTGGACCGGTGAAGCTTTGCCACCTTCAAGGACCTTGGCGCCGCGAAGCACAAGCTCCTCCAGCTCCTCGTTGCTCTTGCCCTGCAACGGGTTCGCTTCCTTGGCGTGGCCGAACAGGTCACCGAGGGCCTTCAGCGCTTTGACCTGACCCTCGATCGATCCCTTGGTCTCGGATGGGTCCAGATAGGCGAGGTCGAGTAGCCGCTCCTCGATCGTAGGCCGGTTGATGACCTTCTTCCGCAGGGCTCGGACTTCAGTCCTGACAATCTCAGTGATGAGCATGTCCCGCATCATCTTGATGGTGAACTCGCATTCGGGCTTGTGCAGCTCCGCTTCAACCTGCTCGACGGTCCATCCCAGTCGGAGGGCGGCCGTTTCCACACCGAACTTGACTCCAGAGATGATGCAAACAATCTGGTCGATGGTGAGACGGGCCGAGGCGAGGTCGAGGTCCTTGATCTGCTTCTCCTGCTTCTTGCGCAGGTCCGGAGGGCAGTAGGCCTTGATGCTGGGCTTCTTCTTGTTGGTCACACGCTTGGGCATTGGCGGTAGTTCTGGCATGGACTCGATTGTAATTGGGAGGAGATTTAGACGCGGGGTGAGTCGCGGGCAGAGATTGCTGAGGTCTTAGCGGGCGACTTGGGGTGTTGGCCTCACCCCGCTCATTCAGGGTACACCAAATCTGGCGTCTGCTACTCTATCCCCGCTGAGGTAATAGCGAGCCGGTCTATGAATTTTCATCTGACCGTGCGGGTTGGTTCGCGGCACTCCTGATCCCAGAAAACAACGGGCCGCTTGAGCAAGACAGTGTACTCACAGAGGCAGAGATGAATCCGAACCACAGCGAAAACCGGGCAACGGCTGGCTACTTGATGCCAGAATCGCGGCTACGTCCCGGTCGAATGGCAGACCTTTCATAGGGTCAAAATACTAAGCTGATTGGCTTTGGACTCAAGACACTGACAGCTATTTCCACGCGGGACGGTTCTCACCCTATATCTGCCGGGGGAAGCCGCGTACTGTCTATATCCCTAAACCACTCACCGTCTCGCTGCACGAATGGCATCGACCTGCTTGCGCCTTATGATCGGTCCCAGAGTCCTGCGCTCTTCAGGGGTCAGGCTGGGGTCGTCGTAGATCGCTTTGGCCTCGGGATAGGACATCTCGTACTTCACGATCCTGTCGAGGTAGTCGAGGTTCTTGTCCTTGATGGCCCTTCTGATCTGGCCGTGGGTCGGATGCTCCCGCTTGTAGTCCATCTCGGCCTTCTGCTCCGGAGTCATAGGCGTATGCGGCCTACGCTCCGCCAGAGCCTCAGACAGAGCGTGGCTGCGATCGAGGAACTTCGGCGCTCCGCCAACCATGCCCGTCGTGCGCAGGAGCTTCTCGGCAATCGATTCGTCCTTGGGAGCCTGCATGTAGTTGGCGAACGACATCGGCACAGCTTCCTGTTTGACGTTGTAGGCGAACCCCTGCATCAACTCCGTGGTGATTGGATCGTTCGGGTTGTAGACGTAGTTCTCGTAGAAGTCCCGATTGGCAAGGGTGTCCCATGCTCCACCAGCAATGTCGGACATGGACCCCTTGAAGTAATGCCCGGGAGTCTCTATCGCATGCTCGTAGTCCTTGAGTCCTGTCGGGAACGAGAGCCTGACCGGCTGGCCGTGCGCGTCGACCATGCCTGTGCGAGGGTGCATGGCTTCGAGAGCCGCGTTCACAACTACCGAGTGACCGTTAGTTTTCGAATCTTCTTTGCCCCACTCCCACGGGGATTTGTGCGTCATCAAGACCGAGAATGTGCTGCCAAGCATCGCCACTACCAGTCCCATCGAGACGATCCAGTTCGCGTTTGCTCCCAACTCAGGGAGCCTCGCCAGGGCTTTCCTGCCAAGTCCTGCCGTCGGATACTCCTCGGCCACCTTGGCAGCCATGTTGTCGCCAAAGTTTGCCGGCTTCAGCGATCCAGCGAGTCCCTGACCCACTTCCTTGCCTGCTTGCGCGAGTCCGCGCCAGGACCCGAGTTTCCACGTAGCGGAGCGGAAGAAGAACTGGAGTCCTGTCCTGAGCGAGTTATTCAGATAGAGCGAGTCCCAGTTGAACTCTCCAAAGCGGTTGTCGGTCGTTTCAGAGACGTCGCGCGCAATCTCGATCTCCGTCTTGGTCCCGTCGGCGATGGCCTGCGAGTTCTGCGCGAGCTTCTGCGACAGCATCTCGACGGCGAAGGACCACTTCGACCTGGGGATGTAGTGCTCGAAGAGCGGCTGGGCGATGACGTGAGCCAGCCACGGAGCCAACTTGGCGATGCCTTTGCCCAGTTCGCCATCCTTCCACGCTTCGATGGCATGGTCTCCAAACGACTGCTTGAACGTGCCGGCGATGTCCCACCGCAGGCCTCCACGGAACAGGAGGTCGAGCAGCTTCGGCATGTCGGGATACATCTCGATGAACTTGCGGCCCTCGGGAGAGTCGATGAACTCGTCAGGGTTCCGCGCGTACTGGATGATCTGCCCGCCGCGCTTGATGGCGGTGAACGGCGCCAGGATGCTACGCGCCAACTGTCCGAGTCCCGCGCTCAACTTGGTCGGGTCGCTGCCGCGGACTCCCTGGTTGTACGCCTGGTCGATTCCCGAGCTGATCGCGGAGGCGTAGTTCTCGGTCGTGATGTAGAGCCAGTGGAAAGCGGAGATGGCGAGCCGAATCTCGGTGGTGAAGTTCTTGAGCTTGATGAGTCCGTTGCCCACGTTCGAGGCGCGGATGTGGTCCTTCGATAGGTAGTTGTTCAGGAGCTTTGCTGCATTGTCCTGCATAATCCAGCGGCCGGTCTGGACGGGGTACTTCCTGTTCTCTCCCGTCGGGGTCTCCTCGGTCGACTGGATGATGCGCCACACGTTCGCGCTCTTGTCCTCGACAGACGAGAAGCCAACAGGCATCGACTTGCCCCGCTTGAGGAATACAGCGAGTCCCTGGTCCTTGAAGTTGTGCCACGCCCAGCGGGCTCCCACGAACTTGGCTCCCTCCTGGAGCCGCTGCAGGACCTGCTTGACCGGGTTGCCTATCGGCTGCGCGCCGGCCTCAATGGCCTCAGCGTAGGTGTAGCGCTGCTGCTTCATAAAGGCCTTCGACCCTTCGAACGGTCTCCGGCTGTACGCGCCGAGGTTCTGAATCTGCTCGTCCTCGGTCGGAGGGGCTCCGCGTCCCGGCGCCACTCTCCACCGGTGCGGGAAGTAGTCGGCCTTGTTCGACAGTTCAATCTCCATCCCGCTCTTGCGGTCGAGGTTGATGGCTTCCTGCTCCCTGAGTCTCTGCTGCTCGAGAACGGACTCAAGCATCTCCTGCGCCTGCTGGAGGTCGGGGTTGGGCTGGTCCTCGCCTGCTTCCCACCGGGCGATGAAGGCGGTCTGCTCGTCCTGCGGCATGGACTCAAACATCTTGTCGACGCCATGGAGGAAGTTGCCGGCTTCGAACAGACGGAGGGCCGGTTCTCCCAGCGCTGACCCCATGATGTCCTTGGCTTCCTTGCCTGCCAAAGCGGCGGGATAGAGGGCCCCAACGATCTCTTTGCCCATATTCTTAGCCGAGGTTCCCGTCTTGCCGGCCGCGCGGACCAGTTCCTTGAATGTGCCGACAGCGGCTTTCTTGGTGTAGTCGACGGCTGGCTGGAGCAGCTTCGTTGCGAGTGGATCAAGGGCAGCCATACCGAGGAAGCTTAGAGTGCTGCTTGGATCGTATCGGCCTTCCGATTCCGGCTGCTCTTTCGCGGGTTTGTATCCTCCTGCGGCCAACGTCTTGCGTGCGGTTGGTATGTCGATGGGTTCCGGGTTTCGCATCGGCATCAGGATAGCCGCGTCCTGCCCGTCCTTCTCAAGAACCACAGCCGACTTCGCATCTTTGCCACGCCACTTAACATCCTTGCCGAAGATGTTTTGCAGCATCCTCACCTTGTGTGCGTTGAAGGTGATGACTTCTTCGTCAGGCAGGGCGAAGTAGGCCTGATCGGCTTTCTCGCCACTGACGACACCGAGGAACTCCATCGGATCGCGTTCGGTCTTCTTGGGCGTGACTGTTTTCAGAGCGTCTTCTGGCATCTGACTGACGACGCCTTCTGGCTCAGACTTCGGAATTGCTTTCTGCCCCGCTTTTCCCGCTGCAAGATCGGGGCGGAATGCGGTATGCCCGTCACTGATCCAGTCCGCACCCTTCGACTTGAAGGTGTAGAGCCGTCCCTTATTCCACGCTTCCTTGGGTTTAAGACGGACATCGTCGAGGTTACGAACGTGTTCCGCGCGCGTGATCGGCATCCGTTCCTCGGCGGCCTTCTCTGTGGCTTCTTTCTTCTCAGCCTTGGCGATCTGGCTCTGGGCATACTCACGCTCGCCTGCAATGACCTTGTCGAGTCTGTCAGCCTCGGCTTCAGCCGCCTTCGTGTTGTCCGTCTCTCCGATCAGAGCCTTGACGATTTCTGCCTTGCGCCGCAGGATTTCGGCTCCCTGTTCGAAGCCAGAAATGTCCTTGTCGAACTCGCCTTCGTAGTAGTCCCGCATCGACTTTGCGGTGTACTTTTCATCAAAGTGCCAATGAGTATCCCGGGCGTGGGTCGAAGAGAGAGCATAATGCGTCGGCCCCGTCGACGGCTTCACCATGTAATCCATTTGCTTGCCAAGCTCTTCAAGTCTCTCTGTGCCCTTGGCCCCGGCCAACGGCGAATGGAACAGGCTGGACAGTTCCCACAACAAGGGGGACGCACCGGTTCCTCTGACCTTCTCGACGTTTTCGGTGCGCGGCTTCATTCCTTCGTGTTCCAGATATGCGCCTAGCCCGTTCAGGACGACGTTGTAGCCGTTCTGGTCGGCTGCGGGAGTGCGTTGCTTGTAGGCATCGACTGCGGCGTCGTAGGCCTCCTGCGGAGTGGCGGAAGACGGCAATGGCTCAGGCTTCGGAGTCTCTACAGGCGCGGCCTGTGGCTTCGGTCCAAGTTCGGGGTAGCCTGCCAGAACTTCTGGCGGGACATGCTTGCCAGCCGCCAAGGCTTCCTTGACCGCCCTCTCGTGGGTTTCATGGCGTCCTGCGTCGGTTCCCATGTGCTGCGAGATCAATTTGTCTCGGCGCTCTCCCCCAGCCAGATATTCGTAAGCGGCGTACCGCATGAAGTCTGGTCGGGTTACCTCATAGGCTTCGCGTCCCGCCAATCGCTCGTAAAATTGCGCCTCTGTCTCACCCTTTGCGGCTTCGGGATACGGACCTGTGAAAGCCGACTTGACCGGCTCATTTTCAGTTGACTTATGCGGCTCTGCTGGTGCAGCCTCCGCCACTCTTCCGGCGCTGCCGATCCTCATGCCCGGGTTCTGCTCCGCCAGCAACTGTTCGGCGTGACGGCGATTCTCGGCTTGGACTGTGAGGACTTTGGGATTGGGGTCGCCAGCGAATTTTGAGACTTCTGCCTCGTAGGTCTTCAGTCCTGCGGCTGGCTCGGCAGGCTTCTCGGGTTGCGCTGGTGCTTCAGGCTTGGACTCGTCGGCTACCGTTCGCGCCCGTTCCAAATGCCCGGTGTAGACCTCTTCTTTGGTGTTCGGGTCCCGCAGGACGTAGTTCCCGCCGTCTTTGACAATCTCCCATCCGTTGCGGCGTTGGAAGACTGGAGCCTCAGCAACACGCTTCGCTGTCGCTGCCCAGTTCTTTTCGTTTTGCGCCTTCCGCTCGTGGTCTTTGATTTCAGTGCGCAAGAACTCCGCGCGACGCGCGTATGGCTTGATCTGATCATCGATAATCTGCGCTTCTGGAGTGTATTTGGCAGTCTTCTCGGTGAAAGCATCCTCCCCCATCTTCTCCAGTTGGCCGTATAGCGGATGTGTGAACTTGTCGATCTCCGCCAACTCTGCGCGCAGTTCATCCTCAGACATCGTCGCTGTCGGCTTTGTGCTGATTGCTGGCTTCTCCGGTTCTGCCGCAGCCTCCGGCTTGCTCTCTGCGGCAGGATTGGCACCGCCCATCTCCTCCTGTATCTGGCGAATCCTAGCGCGCGTCGGTTCGCTACGGTCGATCTTCTCTCCCTTGGTGCCAGTGATGAAGCTCGTCTCAGTCTTGTCGATGGACTGCTGGAGACCGCCTTGCGCCTCGTACTGTATGGCCTCCGCGAAGTGGGCCAGCGTGGGCGTGGTAGCCTTGTCAACCCGTTTCTCGGCTTCGGCTATGGCGAGGACATCGGAGAGCTTTGCGTCGGGATACGCCGCTTTGAACTTCTTCCATAACCTTGATTCCGACTCCGGCAGACTGCGCTCCAGTTGCAGTTCTTCCGCAGGATGCGGCTTCTCCTTGCTCAGCGCGTAGTCGTACTCGGTCTTGGTGATGATCCTCTCTTCGCCCTTACCGTCGCTGATACTGTACTGCTTGGTCTTGGGGCCGTCGGCCAACTGCTTCTTGAGCGCGTTGTACTTGATCCTGTCGGGGTGGTTTTCATTGGCCGGTGGACCGTAGCCGCTGTGGCCGCGCATCATCTGCTCCATCTCGCGCTTGATGCGAGCGATGGCAGCATCGTCCTTCACATCCTCGACGGCGACTTTCCAACCATCCGCAAGGCGCTGATCCATCCGTTGACGCCGGGTGATGATAGTCCCGTCTGGCGATCTGCCGTTCTCATCGAGGAACTTGTCGGTCTTTGCCTGCTGTGCTTTCTTGAAACGATCCGCTGCGCTGAGTGGCTTCTCTGACTGGACAGATTTCGGCTCAACGGGACTCGCCTCTTCCACTTCGCCGTTAACTGGTTGTTCTGCCTCGACCGTTGGCTGGGCTACAACTGGCTCATTGACTTTGATCTTGTCCAGTGGTACGGGGGTCCTGTGGCCGCTCTCTGTGAGGACGATGGGCTGGCCGTTGGGCTTGAGACCCTTCACCTTGCCCTTGCGCTCCTTGCCGGAGAAGTCGGTAAAGGTGATGTCGTCACCGACCTTGATGGTGGGCTTTGTCGTTTCGGGGGTAGTTTTATTACCCTCCGGAGCTAATTTAATTACAGGTTCTTTAGCAGGCTTTCCTTTGAGTTGAACCTCTTCGATGGTCCCGTCGCGCTTGGATATGGAGACAGACTTGACGGTGAACGTCTTGCCCTCAGCATCGGAGTAACCGGTATACTTCCCCGCTGCCTCTGGTTTCACGTATGCGACCGTGACGTGAGGAACGTATTGAGGGAAGCTGCGTTCCGCGAAGTTGCCGTGTTGGTCGATCTCCCTCTCCATCCTCTTGAGGTCTGGAGATGTGACGTTGACGACGATCGGAGCTGCGCCTTCGGAATGTTCGCTCGGCGGGAAAGACATGCTCTTCCCGAGCCTGGCTTCGAACGGCGTCTGCTTCTCCAGGTACGCGCGTATCCCGTCGAACTCCTCGTCCTTGATCCCGTACCGCACAGTGATGTGCGAGTCCTCGACCAGTCCGTCGCCCATGAGGTCGGCGGGATCAATCTGCGCTCTGAGCTTGGCGAGTGCCTTCCCCGCGTCTGAGTCCGGCGGTATATCCGCCTGCGTGTTGCCGTACTTGTGGACCGTCTCGGTTTCGGGCTTCTCCGTCTCGGCTTCTGCTGGTTTTGTCTCTTTGTCAGGCTCCGGTTTACTCGATGGCTTCTCCTCCTCAACCTCATCCGGCTCAACCTGCACGGGAGGCATGTGAGGCTGGAATAGCGTGTCGAGCGCCTTCTGTGGCTCCGGTCCACTGGCCGCCGTCACCACGTCCTTGGCCTTCACCTTCTTGGGGTGGTAGTAGCGACCGTCAAACGATGGATCCTGCGCGCCCTTGACCACCGTCATCGCAAAGCCGTTCGCCTTGTCGAGTCCCGCGGGACGGAAATCTGACTGCTTCGGGACGTGCATGAACGGGTGTTTGCCTTCCCGCACAGCATCGGCCCACTCCTGCAGGCTCTCGCGGTCCTGCCCCGGCGCGGCTGGCTGGCCCATCATCCCGGTCTGTGCGTGATCCTCCCCTTTGTGAGCTCGCCGCTTGATCTCCTCCTCGACTAGGCGCTTGCGCACTCCCGTCGTCACCGCGGCAGTCTTGCGGATCACCGCGTCCATCTGCTCACCGGTCAGACCTTTCGGTGCCGCCTGAAGCGCTGCGCGCGCAAGCTGAACGGCCCGGGTCTCAGGAATCTCCACGACAGGCACGCCGGCTTCTCCCTCGGGTGTCTTCTCAGGATTGAGAGCGGCCTCTCGCTCCTCCTTAACGGTCTTCGCATTCGCCTCCGCTTCCTTGGCTGCTTTCTTTTGGGCTTCCTCTTGGACCTTCTTGGCCTGTTCTGCAGCCTCGTTCTGAGCGTCCTGCTGCGCTTTGGCCTGCTCGTTCTGCCGGTCGATCTCGGCGTTGATGAGACTCACAGCTTCGGTCTGCGCTGCCTTCTGGCTGTCGACGTTCACCACCTTGCCGTCTGGGCCGACGACCGTCTTGGTGTCGAACATCCACTTGGCGAGGTTCCCAACCGCTTCACGGATCGCTGCCGGCTGCTGGACTGGAGGCATCGACCGGATGATCTGCCCGGCGCCGTCGACCGTCTGCTGATTCACTGCTCCATGCGCCATCCCCAGGGGCAGCGGGACCGTGGCAGGCTTCGGCGGCGGGACTCCTGCGGCAATCTGAGCAGCTTGTGTGGCCTGTTGCTGCGCGCGCGCTGCGGCCTCGGCAACAGTCTGCGCCTGGGCCTGGGCCTGTTGGCTGGCTGCATCGGGAGCAGGAGGAGGTTGCGGGGGTCCTGCTGGAGGTGGAGACGGCGGGACCATCGAGCCGAGCGCGTTGGGCACGAAGAAGTATCCGACGTGGGACTGCTCCTGATGCTGCGGCGTCATTCCCAGCGCTGCGGCTGCGGCTCTAGGGTCGATCCCGGCGAGGACGCTCTTGATGTACGACTGGCCGACTTGGACAGGCGTGGGCGGCGGGACCGTAGAACCCGGCTGCTGTGAGGCCTGATACTGCTCTGCGATTGCATCGAGGCTCGACGATGCAGCCTGAGACGCTTCGGCTTTCGGCACATCTGCCGCTGCTGCTGCTGTCTGGCCGGACTTGGTTACGGCGTCTTTCAACGCCCCCCATGCCTGCTGGACGAAAGTGGATGGCGGAGGCGTCGCAGTCCCCGATCCGTTCTTCTCCCATGTGGACACGATTTGATCGAGCAGCGGCGTGGAGCTTCCCTGCGGAGTCGGATGCAGCTCGAGCGTGATGTTGCCTGGACCTCCGCCTGCCGTCTGAGTCTGTGGGCCCGGGGGCTTGGGCTGCAACGCACCTGTCGGACCCTCGGTCGACGGTTCGAGCCATCCTCCCGGCTGTGCGCCGGCTTGTGGTCCTCCACCGCCGCCTGCCGAGGGGGCTGCCGGTATCTCCGGGGGCGTGGCTGGCTTCGCGAACGCACCGGCATCGGCTGTACCTGCTTCGGCTGCCTCTCCCGCTTCTACCGCTGGACCCGCTCCACGGAGTCCCGCCAAAGCCGCAACTGCCGTGGGAATATTCGCTACAGCTTCTCCACCAGGCTTGCCGATGAATGGAGCGACGATCCCGAGGCCCACATCGTACTGCGCGCCGACATCGCCCATGCCAGCCTGAACGGTTCTTGCGAGTCCTGCGGCGGTGCGTAGTGGATGCGTGACGGGCGCGAGAAGGCGCAAACCACCGGCGACAAGATTCTTGCCCACCGACCCTGCGAACCCGCTGGCGGAGCTTGTGTCGAGCGGCGTAGACTGCGTAGCCTGATCAAATCCCTCACGTTCGGCCTGCCCGGGCATCCATCCTTCACGGACGCCTTGAGCCTTCATTTTGGCGTAGGGATTGACGGGACCCTGTTGCTGGCCTGAATCAGTCTCAAAGTCACCGTCAGAGAGAGAAACAGGAGCAGACGATACGGGAGCCTGCCCTGCACCCTCCGTCTCGAAATCTCCTTGCTGGAGATCGGTGGGTGTCGCTGTTTCCATTTACTGTGCTCCTGATTGCCACCTGACGATCGGCTTCTGAGTCTGGGGATTGATCCTGGTTACCACTCCGGTTTTTCCGTTGGAAGTGACAGGATCACCGACTTTAACCGTTTTGCCCGATTGTACTTTGACCGCCTGCGGGGCTTGCTGTGGGGGAGTTGCTGCCGGCTGTGACGGTCGCGCTCCTCCGCTCGGAGTCTGCTGGGCTGTCGGCTGGTCTCCCCACTTGACCGCTCCCGTATTCGGGTCGACCGTGATCTCCATGTGCGGGACCTGAACACCGGCATCGGCCATCCGGTTCTCGTACTCGTTCTGAGCTATCTGCAGGTCAGAGTGGTACTGGGACGCGTCTTTTGTAGCTCCGAACGACCGCTGGGCAAGGTCGAACATCTTGTCTTTGGTCGCTTCGATCCTGTCGTGCAGGTTCCTGTCCACTGCTCCGCCCTGTCGCGCACCAAAGGAAACCGTTTCAGCCGCGTTCGGAGGCCTGCCGTTCTCGCTCTGGAACTTCGTTTTCCAGTCGCGGTACTCCTCGAGCTTCTCGGATGGATTCGAAATGCTGATCCGTTCCTGCGGCTGGGCAAGCTTCCCATTGGCAAAATAGAACTTCCGGTCCTGCGGCGTCATCTTGATGCCGTTCTTGTCCATCGCCTGCAGGTCTGCCGTTCGCTGCTGGCGAATGTAGCCGGGACTCTTCTGTATCGCTGCCGGCGGCTCCAGTCCACGGACCACCTGTCCCCCAGGCGTCTTACCTTGCCACTCACCAAAGGGATTGTTGGGATCGACGGGACCAAGCGTGTTCTTGTCGACCGTGTTGAGCTTGGCCTGGGCCATCTCTGTCCGCTGCTTCGCCTGAGCGTTCCAATCCCCGATGCGAGCTTGATTGGTCAAGTCCCGTTCCTGCAGTCCGTAGCGGGACACGTCGTTGGCGAACCTTTGCTGGCCTTGCTGGTTCTGAGCGTTGGTATCTGTGATGCGTTGCTGGATGGGGCGGACGTCAGATTCAAGTTGCGCTTGCGCTCTGTCTAGTGGCGCTGAGTTGATCCTGTCCGCAACCTTCATCCCTTCGCCAGGATTCCGACTTCCAAAGGCTACCGCTCCTCCAGCGAGTCCAGCCGCGATTCTCCGGCCTATAGAAGGCTTGTAGTCCTGCGGATTGAATTTCGAGAACCGGGCCTCGAGTGCGCGGAAGTTGTCGGCGTTGTCGCCAAGTTGCGGAGCCGTCGGCAGGACTGGAGCCTTCATCCCTCCAACCGCACCGACTTCCTCTTCGCCACTACCGGCGCCGGCAGGAGCCTGCGCATACTGCTGCTCGGGATCAAGTTGTTCGTCGTTGGGACCGGACGTGTCCTGCCGGACAGGAGCTGCGTACTGCGACCCGTCGTCGGATGCGGCCTGCTCTATTTCGTTTGGGGGCAGTTTAGCTTCGGTTGGCTCTTCGACTTCATGACCGCCCTCATCCTCATCCGCGCCTGACAGAGAACGCGCGACCGCGACGGGACCATCTTCCTGCTCGTAATCGGGACCGTCGTCGAACGGGGACGCCATACTGCTCCTTTTACTTCTTTCCGAGGAATCCACCCGCTGCTACGCCAGCCGCGCCGATGCCGGCATCGATCATGCCGTTGTTCTGCTGTTCCTGAACATCTTCACCCTCCTGAGCGGTTCCCAAGTCCCGCGACTGATTGCCGCTGGACGTCGAGTAGAGGTTCTCTTCCTCGCCCGCTCCGCGCGCTTGGTCACCCAATAGGGTGTCCTGCTGCTGGAGCCACTTGCCCTCGTTCTCGGTGTTCCGCCCGGCGTTGTACTGCGTGAGGTCCCGCTGCCCGGTCCTCTGCTCTTCCGCAATCTCGGCAGGGAGAGCGGCCGAGTTGGTACCGGTGCGCGCTACGGTCGCCTGTTCGGCCTGCTTGGCTGCATCGGCCTCGGAGTTCATTGCTCCCGAGGTCTCGAGGTTTTGCTGGGTAAGATAGTCCTTCGACTCGTAGGGATTGCCTGCTGCAAGAGCTGAATTGACGTTAGACAGGTAGCCCGAAATGTCGCCTTGAGCTTGCCCGAATGAAGATGCTGCCCGATCGCCCTCGGTCGTGGCCGCTGCATTAGCTATCTGGGCCTGGTTCGAAGCAGCATTTGAGATGACGCACCCCCGGTGAATTGACTCTGAGTAGAGTACACTTTCTCAAAATGGAGGCTCTGAATGAGCATTAGAGGATTGGAAGGAAGGGCCGCTGGACGCAAACCTCGGCCACTGGAGAAAACTGTTCCGTGCCCGCATTGCAAGGCTAAAGCAGGTCAGAACTGTCTTTCACCGGCCGGATGCTTTGCAAGATTCTGTCGGGAACGCATACAGGCTGTAAGGGGCATGTCCGCTGTAGGCAGGCACATGTTGGGCTAGAGGATCCTGCGCCAGTAGCTGAAGATTCGGTCCATGCAACTGAACCCGAGTGACATGAGCCCGCCGGTCATCTTCTCTTTGTGCCGATGTAGGGTGGTTGCCATCACAGACTTGACGCCGATGGACCGCAGATAGGTGATGAGGTCAGGCTCCAACTTGGCCACTTCTTTGAACGAATCGGGGTCGCAGGACATCTTGACCAACTCGGCATTGACCTCGACGTAGAGGCAGTCGACAACGTTGCCGTCTTTGTCTTGGGCTACCAGGGCCAAAAGAACAGGCATCGCGAACAGATTCGGATCCCGCTGCTTTTCTCCTGTGAGAAGCTCTGTCCTTTTGCGAAGGTCGTCGATCCTGAATGTGTCGTTGGAGGTCGCCAGGCGCCATGTGTACTTGCCGGTGTTGAGCGTCCAGTCGCGCCAGTAGTCAGACGGTTTGCTCACTTCCACCACATTCCCATGATGTTGACGTTCCCGCTATAGACGTTCGTGTTGTCTGTATAGGTCAACTCCGGAGTCAGGCCAAACATAGCACAGGTCTGGACACCGCGGAGATGATGGCCGGTGTTGGCGCAGGACCCGGGGGTGCAGATCCTTATGCCGTTTGCCGATGTGAATCCTGCGGGAAGCGTGATCGGCGTTCCTGATGCCACCTGACCGGCTCCGAACACGACAGCGTGGCCTCCCTGCAGCGGGATTTGGAGAAACGTCATGGAGCCGATGGTCGATACGTCCACGCCGGCCTGGTAGGCGATCGCCAGCCAGTTCACTTCCTGCCCTGTAACAGGATTCCCAGCCGTGTCGAGGTAGCTCCCCTCAGCTGTCAGTCCAGAGAGTTGAGCCTGATTGATCCCGGTGATGGGGTTGAGATTCAGGGTCGCGTCTGTCAGAGAGCAAACGGAAAGAACGCGGGCCCCGTTGATCCAAGTCACCGCGGCAGGAGTGGGAATCGCGCTTCCGTCAACGGTCTTGCCCTGCCCGATGGCGATGCGGCCTCCACCCGGCAGGATGAACACGGCCCACGATCCACCAGCAACGGGATACACCGTTACGTTTGGGTTGCTGGGATCAAAGGCGATGGCGAAGATGGTCCCGTAGGCCGGAAAGACTGAAGTCGTTTGCGCTATCGCCATCTGCATGCGCATGACGACAGGAAGGTCAGGGATGCCGACAGGGGGAAGCGTCGACGGGACTAGATCAACATCAGAGAGCGCAAAGCCGGAGATGGCGTTGCCTTGACCGGAGAACCCGTTCGGTCCTGCCAGAGCGAACATGGCCGAGGAATAGAGTTGCGTGGCGAGATTGAACTGCGCGCCGTCGGCAAGCTCCGCCGCTCCCACACCCATCGTCAGACCGCCAGGAAGCGTGAATAGCGCCCATTCTGCTCCGCCGCCAGGGGACTCGACAGTGACCTCGTTGACCAAGCCTCCCAGCGCAGTCCCGCCGTTGACGTTCTTCCACGTGTTGAAGTTGATCCCGTCGTAGCTCGATCTGAACTGGAAGAACCATGTCCCTGAGCCCAGACCGGTTAGGGTCCAGTAAACCTGCGGGCTGCCGGTGTTGCCGCCAAAAAGTTGCGTGTTCGAGTTGACGTTGAACGCAGGACTCGTGGACGCGCGGATCTGATGAAAGATGGCCTTGACTGGCTGAAGCGGGGTCAGCGGCGTAGCGTTGGCGGTCTGCTGCTGGTTCTGCAGTTGGCTGATAGGGCTTGTGGCGCCGGGATTGACGATCTGGACGACGTAGGAGGTCCCGAGCAGACTTGCTGTTCCTGTGGCCTGGGGAGGAACGGGAGCGGCAGGACTCGGCTGTCCTGCTACTGGAGCGGCCGTTGGAGTGGTGCCTGTGACGGCCTGTTGAAGCGTGGAGACTCCCTGAATTGACCGCAGGACCTCAAGCAGATCAGGATTGCCCTGAGAGGCTGCGAGGAGTTTCTGGGACGAGATGGCGGGAGAACCCATACTAAAGCGCCACCAGCGTCGGCGGGATGGCGGCTACGATGGCGATTTGAAGGGCGTCGGTCATGTGCCTCAGTTAAGGATGTCGTAGTTATAAACGGACGTGTCCGCTGCCCCGCATAGGACGGTGAATCCAGTCCCTGTGCTCACGGTTTTCATAGCTGGAGCCGTTGAGATCGTGCCTCCCGCTGTATTGAGGCTGATGATCACATCTGAGGTGACAAGCTCGTTGGAATTAGTAATCGTAATCGTACCTGCCGCAGTGCAGGTAAACGTTCCTTTGCGTGCCGCTACGGGTGAAATCGAACCGCCAAACGTAGCAGAAGTAGTAGTAAAAACCCCGATGGTTGCGAAACCACCTCCAGCGCCATTAGCTCCAAACATGCGAACTTGACCTACGGTGCCGCCAGTCCCCTGTGAAAGAATGTCGCCGGATTGCCCAGAAAGACCGGTTCCAATTGTGATCGATCCAGGAGTGCTGGCTGAATCCGCAAGTGTGGCATTAGTAGAGAAAGGAGTCGCTAGAAGTCCAGTTCCCTGCGCAAAATAGTTTGTCCCGTCAGAACTTATCCTAGTAAATGTCGGCCCCGACGATGACCCAGCTAAAAGCAGGAGAGAAGTTGTCCCGCCGTTGATATTCTGCCCGGAACGAGCCACGGTCACGTAACCGGTACCGTAGTTGACGATATCGATGCATTGGTTTAAAGCGGGCTGCGTTCCACTGGCCACGAGAGTTATAGTAAACGTGCCGGATGGGACAACGAAAAGTTTGCAATATGGGTAATTTATAAAATCTGTCGTGAGAACTTGGTAAGTTGTTGTTAGCGAAGAAACGGATATAGAAGTTAGTGCTACCGAGTTTGCCGTGCAGGCGGTGCATGTGCCGGTCAGGTTGGTTATTACGCCGGATGCGGGGGTTCCGAGCGCCCCTCCATTCGTTACAGGAGCCCCAGCCGATCCGACATTGACCTCCAGAGCCGTAGCTACCCCAGTGCCAAGGCCGCTGATTCCAGTAGCCACAGGAAGTCCAGTCGTGCCCGCTGGCAGGATTAGGGATGGATCAAGTGAGATAACGGGAGCGGTCGTTCCCGTAGCCACATCAATCTGATTAGCTGTTCCGGTAACGCTGGTAACGGTTCCTGATCCGGACGTGAAGTTGCACGGAATTGCCGATCCAGCCGACAACGTGTAGCAGGTAAAGGCTGGCGGAATATACCCGAGAGGAGTCCCGCTGCCGGTCGGGAAGACGTTACCGCTGGAGTCGTACAGGATGTACGGCGGAGGGATGTAGCCGAGTGGCGCTTCACCGCTGCCGTTGGGGAAGAGCGTCCCGCTAGAGCCATGGAGCAGCGCAGCAGGAACCTTTTTCCATTGCTGCGCGTGTGCCGCTGATGCCATCGCCACGCTGAGCGCCAAGCCGACAAATAGTGCGAGGACTGCTTTCTTCATAACTCTCCTTATGGACTGGTGCACCCGCATGTTGGCGGAGTTCCTGATGGTGGCGTTGCGCAATGACCGAATTTTCCGCCGGTGACATAACATGCGAGGAATGTTGCTTGCCCTGATTCGGGAGCCACGGTTACGGGAACTTGCGAAGCGACACCTGTTGTCGTCACGTCTAGAGTATCTGTTAGCGTCCCGCCCGTCGTTCCGTTTGTCTTGACCTGTAAACCTCCTGGTATGACCTGTAGATCGACCGTATGGACGTTTGGAGATCCCGATGAGTTGTAATTGAAGAACTGTACCGGCTGCGTCGTGTTCGAGTTAGTGCTGACCTGTATAGCCATCCCCTGTGGAACATTCCAAGTGCTTTGCAGATTCGCGTTTTGATAAGGCTGCGGGTGCGTGGCGCTGAAGTTTGTCATATCGGTCCATGACGTACATACCGGGTCGTTTGTGGTGGAGTTGATTGAATAGAGAGTCCTGTTTACCACGCCTCCTGAGTAACTTATTCCATTGATATAGGCGTATCCTCCGAATGAAGACGAGCAGTCGGAAAACTTGAACATTCCCTCCAATGTAGTCGCGTTTCGGTAGGGGTCGTTGGTGCCTGTAATCGGGTTTTGCGCCTCGGCATTCGCACCTGTTATAACCGCAGCCCCTATGCTCCCGTAGAAGCACTCACGCGAAATCACCTTGCATGCGAAGTTGTTTATGGATGGGTTTCCGGTTGATCTGGATTGGCGAGTTAGAATCTCAATCCCGAACGACGCTACACCCGGATAGCACATATTATCCGCCCCTGTTCCTCCATTCATGCTTGGTCCAGTGTGCCTTTGATTAGGAGACTGAGGGAACTTGCACGTCTCTGGCATCACCGTGGTGTAGGCGTCGAATTCGGGGTGCCAGAACACATTTGCGAAGTAATCGTCAAACTTCTGCGATTTGCTCCCCACGCCGCCATATTGTGCGGGTCTCCAAATTGTATTTGTCATGCTCTGAGCGTCGAAGAATCCTCCGCCTCCGCGAGGAAAGTCATCTCTCTCCGTCCACCATCCACCATTCACGAAACATACAATGCTGTTGCAACTCAAGTTTGAGAACTGGGTGCCGATATCAGCGGAGTTCGAGAGGATGAATATTCCGTTGTTGCCAACAATGTCATGCCAGTTTGTGTAGTTCAGATTGCTCTGCCCGACAAGGCAGGTGAACATAGTATTGCCGCAGGTGAAGTTCCCGAGTTCCATCGACTGAATAAAACCAGCCATGGGATAAGGCTCGTTCGTGTCAATATCCTGCGCCAGTCCGCTCCATACTGACTCTAGAGTAATGGCGTTCGTGTACCCTCCGCGATCACCGATGAAGTTAACGCCCAAGTTCAACTGCACCTGGACGGGAATCTTGGTCGGCTGAAGAGGCGCGAGATTAGTACATTGTACCCACACTGGGCTGACTGAACTCGCCGCCGAATTGCAAGCACCAAAGTCACCGAAAACGATAGTAGGGGAAGAGGAGCAGCCAGAGGCATTGTTAGTAATGGTAAGTCCGGATATCGCGCCAGAGGAGTTTGTTGCGGCAGTTCCATTGGCTACCGTAGGGACCGTTCCTGCCGCAAACCCGCCAGCCTGAGTGCACCCCCCTCCGATTCCATACCAGGTGATCGCCGTCGCGTTACTGACAGGATATCCGCCTCCACCAGAATTGATCGTAAATGTGCTAATCGCCCCGCCTGACATGTTGGCTGTCACAGAAGCACCGTCGCCTCCGAGTGGGTTGACTGTCACGGTCTGAGCGCTTGCGAGGTTGTAATTATCCCCAAGGCGCGTGATGCTCGTGACGGTCCCACTGGCATTAGTATTGGCCAGCGCATAAGTCTCACCGCAACTATTTCCGGCAATGCACGATCCTCCGCTAAAGGCCATCGGGATTGAAGAATTGGGCGTGTACCCCAGCCCTCCGCTCACGATTGTATAACCGGTGACCGACCCTCCCGATATCTGCTGCGTTACGTTGGCTGCTGTTACGAATCCACCGGGCTGGTCGTAGGTTCCATCGTCTCGGGCACCGACGAGAGCGTAAAACGGAGATGATCCAAAGAGGTAGTGACCCGCGGGGATGGTGCATGTCCCGCCTGCATTTGCGGAAAGCTTAACCGCCACCGAGCACGCGTTGAATCCAATCGTGCTATCCGTACCCCACGCAATCGCAACATTCTCATTCACTACGGCGGTGCGGCTCATTGTCGCGTGGCGCTTATCAATGAATCCGGTAATCTGAGCGGCCGATGGGGTTGTTGCGAATGGATCAAGGCCGGATTGGTAGAAGTCGAATACTACCCACTTCCCCACATCGGTAGAGTTTCCCGCAAAGGTATCGCATCCAATCGTGATAATTGAGCTACCGCTTGCCACTGATGCAAGGCACCCGCCCTGCTGCCAATCTCCCTTTGCCCCATACGCGAGAACGCTATAGGTGGTTACTGCGGCGTTGGCGCTGGCGCCTTGCGATCCTGAAGGGGTGTCGCTAGAAAGGGCGACCGGGCCGGTCATGGTCCCGCCGGCCAGAGGAAGCGCATTATTGGCAGTTGTCCTTGCCGTCGAATCGTTAGCTGAACCGCTGAACGCCGGATCCACATATTGCTTGGTCGCTGGCATGAGATTCGCAACAGGATCACCTGAAAGCGTAAGAGGCCCTATTAATGACCCTCCGGCCAAAGGAAGATAGTTCCCGAGAATTCCTGCAAACGTGGCCTGCCCTGTTTGCATGTTGAGGAAACTGATCGGTTGCGCCAAGGCATGCATGCCGGCGCTGATGTCGACGCTTTGAGTTATCGGAACCGTGTAGGAGATGGTCCACGCAGGAGCGAACAGGATGATGGCAGGATTTTGAGGAGCAGTGGTCGTAAAGTTCCATTGCGCTCCTTGGGGAGTGCTGAAGCTGGACCGTGTTGGAAGAGAGATGGAAAATGCGCCCGAAGAACTCAGTGTTGCCCTGGCCGGAGATCCCCTGAAGATCGATCCGTCAACCAATTTGGCGCTGTATACGGGGTTCCCTTCGGAATCGACCAACGTGGCAGTCAGGTTGGCGTATGCGAAGGGGTTGCCTGAAGCATCGGTCACCGTCCCCGTCACCGTCACATTGTTGATCTGCGCAAAGCAGGAAGGAACCGCAAGAGCCACGACCAAGACTATTAGCCAAAATCTCTTCAAAGGAAACCACCCTATCCCGGCAAACCGGGCCACTGATCGAAGACCATGAGGTCCGACTTGAACACCATCCACCAATTCCCAACCAGCCCGCCGTTCGACATCCCAACCGCCCAACGCATCGAGGTTATCCCCTGAAAGGGCATCGGGACGTCAAATCTGCTTCTCTGTCCCGGCGTGAGTGGGCATGGAGAGAGTAGCGTACTCAAGGTGTAGGGATTGTTGTTGTCGTCATAGGCGGTGATCTGCCAGAGCCCGTTTCCTGTTCCCCACATCCGCGCGCCGACCAGTTTGGTGAACATCATCGAGGGACTGGACCCGAGAACTCCAATCCAGCCATCGGTGTAACCGACGGGATTCCCGGCGTAGTCCTCGTCGAAGTACTGGTTATCGACTGCGTTCTTGATGCTCCCGTCGGAGGAGAAGAAAAGCATCTGGTTCTCCACGTTGACGCCGACTGTCTGGACCGCGCTCTTTGACTTCTGCGGGATGTAGACAGCGTCGTTAAAGGTCAGGGGATCCTGCGACCATTTCCGCCCCTCCACATTGGGGACCAAAATCCCTCGCCGCTGGACAAAGACCACCGGATCGCCAGTACCGAAGTAGTAGTTCATGACGAAACGCGCATTGATCGTCGTTGATCCGTTTATCGGGGCCAGGATGTAAACCAGCCGCCGGACCTGATCGATGCGCACCTTGATGATGTGGCCGTAGTCCCAGTTGATCGTGTTCCACGCCGTCTCCTGCTCCCGGCTGATGAGCTGCGGATGCTGGCCGGCAAAGAGGTAGAGGCCGCTCCTGTGCGCCCAGATAGCGAACTCTGAGTCATCCTGCCCGGCGATATCGATCGCGCCCGCTCCGACCGGCCCGTTGCCCGCCCAGGCCTGCCGAGGGGTCCAGGTCGATGGGTCGCCGTTGTTGTTTACCACTTCAAAGCCCGAGTTTTCCTTGAAGCTGTAGCCGATTCCGCGAATCTCCCGGTAGCAGACGGTCCTGTCGCCATCGTTTTCGGACACTTGAAAGTTGCCGCCTGGCACCCGCGCCGTCTCGATGTCGGTGATGTCCGAGAACAGGTGGCCGCTCTGGTAGCCGACCGCTCCGGTGTAAACCGCGCGCTGCAGCGTCTTGGCGAAATAGGCGTCCACCGAGGGCGGGAGTTGAATCTTGTTGAAGTAATTCGTGACGTTGGACGCGCCGGGCAGGTACGAGTCTGTGAAGTTGAACAGCGCCGTCGTGGTGACGTTGTCCTCGACTATGGTCGCGGTGATCGACACGTTGGGCTGGTTGAAGCCCGGGGATTCGATGTCGGCCTGGGAAATCCACGTGAAAGGTCCGGCCGCGCTGGCGCCCGCAACCGTCGACGCCACGATGCGCGAGTTCCAGTTGTACGGGCCGATGGGAAGTCTCAAGGCCTGAACGGGCCATCCAGACTGAGTGACGTACAGCGGGAAAACCCCGGAGTTTGAGAATCCCGTCTGGTACATCGAGTTGGTCTGTCCGAAGATCGACAGGTACCGGAGCCCCGTATCCACGTTCCCGACGGTCGCCGTGGTGGCCGCCGTCGATACCTGGGGCAACTGGGGTCCTGTCGGAAACGCTGTAATCGTCGTGGCCGTGTTGGGAGCCAGTGGAGCGACGTTCACCTTGGCGTAGAACGTCGGATCCACAATCTCGGCCGGCGTCGCCGTAGAAGTCTGGTCGATGAAGGCGTAGAGGTTATAACCGGTCTGGCCATAGGTCCCGCCCAAGGGTCCTGTGGTGGCCAGGTAGGGCGGAATGATCGCAGGAGTAACGACGTCAACCTGCTCGTTGCCGACCTGGTTGTTCTTGTAGATCAGGACCTTGTTGGGGTCGATGGCACCTGTCAGATCGGTGAGCTGGTTCGTGCTTTCGCCAATCGAGTTAACGGCCGTGAGTACGAAATAGGCCGTAGACCCCGGGATGAGAACAGAGCCTCCATTGGGGAAGGCAGGACCCTCGAGCGGCCGTGGTGGACCGGGAAGCCCGGAGATGAACACCGGGGTCTCTTCGGTCCACGTCACTCCGCCGTCAACGACGGTTCCCTCGATCGAGACGGGCCACACAGGATTGCCGTTGTTGGCGTAGGTCCCGCTGGTCCCAGCCGTCGTACAGCGGTAGACGAATCCTGTCCTCTGCTCAACCCACGCGCCCTGCCCATCGGTCTGCCCAAAGGTCTGGAACGTTGACGGACTGACAAACTGGCCGACGCGGTAGTAGGTGCCTGGATTCCACGCAGCCGCAAACGGCAGGTCTGAGGCGGGATACAAAGTCGAGTCTGAAGAGTTGTAGAGCAGTACTGGGCCCTGCGGGAGAAGCAGGTCAGTCAGCGCGATCAGCATGTTGTTGAACGCCTGGTGGATTGTGGGATTGAGACCAAGCGGGACCGTAATGCCGGAATTGTTCGTGAATCCTGCCGTGTTTAACAGGACCTTTGCCGCCTGAATGAACGGAGGACAGGACCAGATGGAGCCTGAAGAAGCTCCGTAGGCGAATACGAGGATGGTCTCAAGAGCTTGGAGATTCAGTGTTCCCGGTTGGGCAGCCAGGTACCGGAGCAACCCTCCCGCTGTCAGAGAGTCATTCGGCACTCCCATCTGGAGCTGCATCGAATGCCCAAAACGTGTGCCTACGGACTGAGCCGTATAGCGCACGTTCTGAGCGATTCGAGCTAGGCCAAGCGGAAGCTGGACTTCATCATCCCAACTACAAGAACTCCCGTATCTTGGGATGTTTATCGGCTTTGCGCCTTCAAAGTTCAATGTCTAACCCTCGCTTCCGCTAAGGGCTAGATCCTCCCTTTGGGGCCTTCCACCATGAATACAAACGGAGCAGCTATCGCGCCGGCGGGATAAGCCTGAGCCGGTAGTTCTCCCGTTCCGCTTGCCGCCGCACCTGTTACCAGCACCGATGCGTAGCCAGCCGTCTCAGCCTGGGTGTTCTCGATCACGGTCCAGCCGTTCATCTTGATCAGGGCCTGGGTGAGTCCTGTCGATATCACGGTCCCGATCGACCCGTTGGCCGAGGTGTTGACGCCGAGTCCCTGCACGACAGCCAACATGCCAGGCTGGTAAGCCTGAGCCGCTGTAAGGGTGAAGAGTCCTGCGTGGGTCGCGTCGGCGGCCACAGCAAGCGAGTTCGTGATGGGAGCATACGGGGCCGCAGCGTAGGGGTAAGCCGCAACAGGAGCGCCGCCATTGGTCACCAAGAGTCCAGACGTTGCCACTTCTGCCGAGGTCTGCGCGATGATGGTTCCCTGCCAGTTTGCAGTCCACCCGGTTGCAGATGCAGACGCAACTTGGACAATCGCTCCGGAGCAATACAGACTGGCTGTCTTGAATGTCCCGCCAAGGTACAGGAACTGGCCTACGGCGTAGGTGTTGGCTTGGGTGACGGTCAAGAGATTCGCCGTCGCCAGGACTCCAGTGATCGGAGCCGCGCTGGTGACGACCTGCAGGAGATTGGTGGGAGACGCCTGAATGACTTGCCACTTGAGAGTGTCGGCGGCCGATGCGTAGGCCAGAGCCAGTCCCTGACCAAAATTGCAGGTGTAGGAGACGCCGGCCACGACGGATGCTACCTGAACGGGAATCCCGTTGAAGAAGATGCCTTTGGCCGAAGCTCCGTTCGAATGGACGATGAACGATCCGAGGGGGGGAGGCGTGGCCGTCAGGACGGTAAGGAGTCCTGTAGCGGTATAGGTCGAGTTGGTTGCCGCTGCCGAGAGCGTTCCCAGTCCCAGCGGGACCCCGTCCGGTTCAGCAGCAGCCGTCTCGAAGACCTGCATTAACCAGGTCGGCAGTGTCGCGCCTTTGATGAGTAGCCCTGAGAAACCAGGAGGCGCGCTGACAACGGAGAAGTTGCTAATCACGCCTGGATAGCCAACGGTCGCATCACTCATGCCTAGCGCAGCGGTAACTTTCGTGAGATCAACCGTGTCGCCGCCGGGAACATAGAGGCCGGATGCCTGAGCCTTGATGTAAAGCTGCTTGCTTCTAAGGTTGTGGTGGACGTTTTGCGTGGTGAGGGCAAGCGACATGGGGTTCTCCTTGGTTCGGCGTGGCGTCCCGAACGTAGGAAGAGTACAACATCTCAAGAATAGGGCACATTGCCCGCACTGATCTGAACTGCCACTCCCCGCTTGGTTGACCTCGGGAAGATATTTTGAGCCTGATTAGCCATCTGGATCAGGTTGGTGAAATTCTGCTTGTCGCGGCTGAGGTTCTTTTCTAATTTTTCTCCTAATTTTCCCATTTGATTGTTCAGGCTACACACGAACGTAGCCGCCTGAAGCGCCAGCAGGTTCCCAATCCCGCGCATGACGGGCTGGGCCGGGTCGTACAGGTCGTTGGCCAGCGCAAAGAACGTGATTCGGAGGGTGACAGGAGTGAAGCTGGGAGTCAGGTAGAGAGTCGCCCCGCTCCACTTGTATTGCTGGCAGCCAAGATTCCCGATCTGCACGTCATCGATCTTGTCCACCATGTCGGCTTCGTCGTAGTTGGTGTCCGGCTGTCCCTGGACCTTCCATTCCACGTACCGCGGCCGCAGGAACCATTGAAGTGGTTGTCCTGCCGCAAACGCGGGAGTCAGATCGAATGGGGGATTGGTGGCGCCGTTGTTGGTATTGGTCGCTGCCGGCCAGTTGAATATGGCTATCGATTCCTGTTGCAGGACGCCGAGGCGCTCAAGGTATATCTCAAGTGACTCATTCTCTTGGTCAATGTAGGGGGCGAGGTAGGCGGAGGAAAAACGCCGCTGTCCGGGATCGTCGAGTAAAGCGGCGCAACGTTTGGTCACGCCACCGAGGGTCAGGATAGCCATGAGTTGAGCGTATCACTCAGGAAGTTCTGGCAAATTCACCGTGGTCTTTCTCTGCCGCCACGCGATACATTTCCGCACAGACCGCAGGATCGGCGTCATGTCCCAGATATCGGTTTTTGCCTCTAGTCCTGATCTGGGCAAAATAGTGCTTGCGCCTCTTTTCCCAGACGACTCCTTTGTATCCAGTCGTATTGTTGCTTCGAATCCCGATGTTGTATTTCTGCTCAGACTCATCCGCAAGTCGTAGGTTCCTAATACGGTTGTCCCAGGTGCGCGATGGATCACGGTGATCGCCCGTGCGGGGATCGTCTTTCGTCAAGCCGAGCAAGTATCGGTGCATCAATCCGATACGGGAGTTCCTCGCATAAGCGTTTTTGCTCCTGTTGCCCTTGTTTATGAACCACCTGAATCTCTTCACATCTTCGTATCGCGATGCATCGACTACGTGGTAGTGCCCTTTAGTCAAAGGGATCAACTTGCAATAGTCGCCATCGATTTTGAATGGAAGGGCGTCGCTGAAATCGACTACAGGCCGGACCATATTGTGGCCAGGCAAAAGACGCTGAGGACGTCCTTTGACGTAACCGCGCTTCGGATCGTTTTGTGTCGAAATTTTGGTTTGTCCGCCGCATCCGCACTGGCAGAGTCCAAGGGGTATAGTTTCAAGAGATGGGGTTGGCATTTCCGCTCCGATAAGCGTGAGATGTGCGGGCGGTGAGACGCCCACAACCCCATTCTAGCCTACTTTGATTCTTCCGCAGGGACCGGATTGGCTCCCATCATTCCCTCTTTGAACGCCTTCATGGCCGCCAGCAGGTCCTCACGGCGCTGATTTGCCTTGACCTGGTCGTCCGCATCCAGCAAGCGCATCGCCGCGATGCTGATCGGCTTCATCCCTTTTATCTCCACTCGGAACTTCTTCTCGTCGATCGTCTCAGCCACGTAATCAGAGATGCCCATCTCCGTGACCTCGGCGCGCGTCAGGCGCTCCAGCGACAGATGGTCCTCGGCAATGGCGCCAATCTCGAATGCCTTACGCGGATTAATGATGTAGGCACAGTTCGGAGTGGTGCAAGACGCAGCTCCCGGCTCACAGGGCTTCTGGCAGTTCGGGCATTTCGTGATCTTAATCATCACGTCCCGCTGGATTTCGACCCAGAGCGGAAGAGCCTCGATCGCGCCCAAGTGGTAAAGACGGCGCGCGGATGCCTTCTGTGGGAGCGTTGTCGGGAGATTCAACTGGTGTCTTTCATTCCCGTGGCGCAACTGTTCCTGCATCCAGCGAATAGCAGCTTGGCTGGCGAGCTCCATGGCGGCGCCGTAGGTCAGGCCGCCGTGCTGCTCCTCGGTACTCTTGCGGTTTAGCCAATCGGGATTCTTTGCGTCCTGCGGGATACCCATGAAGCTGAATACCCCGACGTTGATCTTCGAGAACTCTTGCGCCATCTGGATCGGATGCCACTCGGTAGCCAGCAACGGAGAATCAGCCCCACGGCGGCCCGGCTCGATGTACGGAGCGTCGAACACGTAAACGCCGTAATCCTCGGAGTCCTTCGGCGGCATGATGCGCGCCACTTTGGACGGTCCGAGAAGGGAATCAGACCGCAGGATCCACGGCAGGAAATTAAATACCGTGGCTGTCGAAACGCCAATCGCTTTGAGCCGGGTGACCACTGAGGCCTTGTTGCGCTCGTACTGAGGATCGGTGGGACGGCCGAGGGCGCGGTGGTCGATGGTGGGGACCTCTACAGTCCTCTCGCCGTAAACAACGCGCTCAACCTGGTCGTTCTTGATCCCGCGGGCCAGGTCTGCGGTTGAGTTGGCGATGCGGCGTTCTGCTTCAACTTCAGGCGGTGTTGCGTCCTTGCCGATTCCGTAAGCGATTGTTTCGAGTGCCATGGCGGTGTTTTCTCCTGTGGTTTGTAAATTTGGCTGATATTATCAGTTCCCGTAGTTGCTGGTGAGGCCGGCATGCTCTGCGGCCAACTGTCGTGCTTTCCCTCCATCGAGGGTAGTTGAGAAGAATGGTCTCAGGGCGGTCATGTTGGCTTGCTCCGCATCCCGGTTCCACTTGAGGCTCGTCATCTTGTCACGCTCACGAGCTTCATAGTCCCGCAGCCGGACGAAAGCCCCGGGCTCGTAGGCCAGAGTCTCATCCCGCATCATCTCCCACTGCTCGACAACGCGATCGAGGAAGGGTCCTGTGGGAGCTTCCGGCCATGGTCTCAAGCCGGCGGGAACGGCTGACACGTAGCCGCCGCGGTGCGGGTATGGTCCTAGTTGCGGTAGTGACGTGCCAGGCACAACCTGAGCCGCCCACCACGACGGTGACCCGAAGTACGCCGGTCCCATCCAGACCTCGAAGACCCATCCGTTGCAGTCCTGAAACTCGCAGTATTTCGGTATCCTGCGCATTTCCGTGATCCTGCGGTCGGACTTGTGCTCCGTGGTCAACTGGCGCTGCTGGCCTTCCTGCACCCGCTCTCCGGCCACGATCTGACCCCTAAGCTCGACAGGAAGATTAGGGTCCCAGTCGTCCCAGTGTCCTGCCGAGAACTCGCTCAGGTAGGCGGAATGGACCAGGCGGAAGCGCTGGAAACCGAGATATCCGTCTCCGTGGCGCTCTCTAAGGTATCGGTTCGTCTCTTCAGCTTCAGGGCCGGAGTAGCCGTCAAGTTCGTTGTGGTCTGGCATCAGCGTGGCGGGAAAACAAGGTGAACGATGACGTTGATGTGAAACAAGAAGATTGCAGCAGGGATCATGGACGGTCTCCTTGCGTGCCATTATCGCAGAAACAGAAACGGCGGAATCCCGGTTGGAATCCCGCCGCCTGCCGTACCGCTCTTCGTTTATAGGAAGTCTACGGTCCCCAGGTGCAAACGCTGCCCGGCATCAGAGACGCCGTGTACGACGTATTGCTCGACTCCATGTAGAAGGAGAGCAGAGTCGGCGCAGTTCCCGCAGGACTCGTAACCATCTCAAAGAACACGTCATCTCGGTAGGTTGTGTTGGCTGATCCTGCCGTCATGGTGCCTGAGATGGCTGTTGGAGTCCCTGAAGACGTGATGGTTGTCGCCGTATCCGCCAGGGTTGCGCCATTGGCCCCGGTATGAGCCGTATTCAGCACAAAGACGGTGGACGTGGTGTTGCTCGGCTGCATCCCGAATGTGGGAGTGCCGCTGGTATTCGAGGTCTGCCACAGGAGGGTGCAATGTCCCGATCCGGTCCAGCCGGGCGGAATGGGAGCCATCTGGAGAGCAGCGGTAAAGCCGGTCGTCGCATTCGTGTAGATCGTGTACGCCGACTGATTGCCGCTCTGGGTGCCAGAGGTATTGACCGCCGATCCGCCGACTGAGGTTGAAACCTCGAAACCGGACCCGGTGAGTCCCGTCGCGATCACGTAGTAGGTCGTCCCGGCTGTCAGGCCGGTTGGCAGGGCTCCGGTGGTCTGGAACTGGAGTGCCTGCCCAGCCGCGCAGGTATTCGTGGCTGTGATGACCGCAGGACTCGCAATCGAGATTTGGACATTCGCGTTGTAGACCAGGCACGAAGTCTGGTAGCTCCACGAGCTTGTGAGGAAATACTGCGCAGGACCCGGATACTGGTTGGCGTACTTGTCGTACCCACCGAGAACGCCGGGAACAGCGGGATTAGGAACCTGGGCGAAAGCCAGGGCGCCTGCGAAGAGCATGCTGAGGAGCGTCACGGTGAAGCCTCTCACCGCCTTATTGCCGTTGAAAAGCCGCATTGCCGGTCTCCTTGAAATTTGCTTCTGATTGATGCAGGGAAAGAGTAGCAGATGACAAACTGCCGTAGACCTTTTCCCAGCCGTCCACGCTGGCTTGAGTCTTCGTCTCACGTTCGTACAAGGGCCACGCCGCCTCTGGGATTCTGTAAAGTCCTCGCACCACCCACCTCTGGAAGCAGAGCAAGTCTTTCCGGTTGCGGTCCTTCACCATCGGGTAAGGCTCAATGCCAAGGTCAACCATCCGCTTGAACCGATGCCAGATGCGCTCCCATGTTTCGAGGATATCGCTGCCGATGAGCATGTAGACCATCAGGTGCTTGGGCGGGATTCCGGCCTTCTCAAGCCGCTCAACGCCGCGAAAGAAGATGCCTTCATCTCCGACGTTGTCCCATGCGGTGTAGAGCTTCCGCTCGTTGAACTGGGTGTTCCGATATTTGACGGTTGCCATCGCTTCAGCGTGCTCCTGGGTGATGAGCCGGGTGTTTATCCCTTGCGAGAAGCAAACTTTGTACTTCCCGTCGCGGAGTTCTTTGATTCGCTCCTTCCAGTGCGGGCCGCCAAAGAAGTCATTGTCCAGTAAGTGAATCTTCTTCGGCCACGGATCGCCGCGCCAGATGCGCTCGATGGTCCAAGCGTCTTTTGGAAGGCCTTCTTTCGCAGGAACCTTGCAGAACGATTCGCAGATTGACCCCTTGTAGGCCATGCGGCAGCCGCGTTGAGTGTAGCCAAGAGAGGCATCGAATTCCGGATAGTCTTGGTAGTCGTAGTGCTCGTACTCGCCCCCGGTGATCTGCTCGATCGTCCTGTTGCTCACAATCCCTGTGCCGCCCATGATCCCGTTCGGCCATTCGGTATCAAAAAGGTACCGCTTCTCGGCTGACCCTGGGAGGTTCTCGAAGATGGAAGAGCCGTAAACGACGTCGTATTGCGGCTCCCCGAGCATCGGCAGGATGTGACGAGTCAGGTAGACGTAGTCGCCTTTGGATCGATGCCAGTGGGCAAGTCGCATCAAGGCGATGTTCGGGAGCGCTCCGTCGATTTGCACAAGTCTGACGTTCATGCGGTCGCCTCCACAAGATGCGGGGCGTTGATCTGCTTGTGAGGACATCCGCCATAGAACGTTTCTGCATTGTGGCAGTTCGCGCAGATCACAGTGAGGGCGTCAGGGAAGCCGTTTCTCTCTGCCCAGCGGTAGAGCGATTCGGGGCCGCGACCGATTTGCCTGCGATGAGCCGCGCCGTCCTCATTGACGTGGTGAATCTCGAGGAACTCAACGATCGTTTCTCCACAGCAGCGACAAATGGGACCGTAAGCCGACAGCAACTTGATACGAAACTTGCGGCTATAGTCCCGTTTGTCTGCTAGATTCACTGCTTTTACCGCTGGGTCCATTTCAGCGGTGTGGCGCCTTTCGTTTACTCGTTTCGCGAGCTTATCCCGGCATGGCGCGCAGTGCTTGGCGAAATGCTGTCCTCTCTCGATTTTCCGGCGCTGTTTTGGATTGGTTTTGAAGTCATCCTCTGGCTTGTTCTTGCGGCAGGTTGTGCAGAAACGGAATCCAGCAGGGGCGGAATCAACGAGGGCCATCGTAGCTTTGTGTTTATCGGCGTTCCAGATTTTCTGCCAGTCGTAACAGGGTTGGCACATCCGTGAGGGCTTACCTCTCTTTGAAAGCGGAAAGGTGTCGGTAGGTTTGTGGCATTTCGAGCAATTCTTCATGAATGTATTATGCACAAAAAGAAAGGGGCCGTCAAATCGACGACCCCAAACCTACCAACCTGTAAACTGTTGATTAGTAACCAACAGGCTCCGGTAACCCGCTTATGTACGACTGGGTTTTGGGATTCGCGAGAAAATATTGCACGGTGTCCACCATGAACGAACTGGCCACGGCAGTGATCTGTCCGTTGGTGCCGATCTGCTGGAAGATGGTGCGGCCCTGGTCGTTGAACCAGAAGGGAGCATCGCCCCACTTGATCTTTCCCCAGGTGTCGAGATAGAGGAAATCGACGCGGGAGATGTTGGCGTGGATATTCTCGATGAACGGGTTCCCGGCAACCTTCATGTCTCCTGTGGTCAACAGGTCAAAGCCTGCGCCCACGGAGCCATCATTGCGCCAGAAGTTCGTGATCGAGAGACCGGACTGCTCGTACTGAGCGATCTGGCCGGGCGCCATGTGCATCTTGAATTTCCCGCTCTTGACTGCCTGGACGCCGATGGAGTGCTTGATCTGGTCGAGGCCGAGACGGAAGAGTGGAGGCGTCAGGCTGGATCCCGATGCGGCTACGCCGTTCGCCAGGATGAAGTTGTTCACTGCCTGGGAGCGGTCGATACCGATTGTGAGTCCTGTCTGAGAGTTGGAGTTCCAGTACGGCAGGCCGTACACGAACTGTGGGGCTCCGCTTACCAGCCCGCCAAACCGGATGACGTCCGTTGCAGCTCCCACGGCGTTGTCGACATAGACAATCTGGGCTCCGCCAATCTGGTCCTGAACGGCTGTAACGTTCGAGGTCCCGACGTAGGTGAGTCCGTTGTAGATGTCGATGTTCTGGAACTTGGCCACTAGGCGCGCGCCGAAGTCGGATGCCGACAGCGTGTAGTTGCCGTTGGCGCCGAGGGTCACGGCGGAGATGGTCGCCATGTAGCCGGTACCGTCACCCGAGCAGAGCGTTTCGTCGCGAACCTGCTTCAGGCGCTCCGTGGTGTTGCGCATCGAGACTTCGACAACCTGGGCCACGGCCAGCATGGAGCTAGAAGTGGTCAGTTTTGCGAGTTCGGTCCAGCCGACCGGGACTGCCCACGACAGGGGCTGCATGAAGCCTTCCTGCCAGTCGGGGGAGCCGGGATTGGGGAAGTTGACCGCCGCATCCAGAGAGATGGCCGACACGACGCCGGGAAGCGCATCCTGGAATGTCACGCGGTAGGTGTGCTCAGAAACTTTGGTCGCTTTGCCGCTCGATGAGATCAGGCCGTCAAGGACCGAGTCCTTCTCGACGGTCAACTGAGGCTGATTCCACACGCCTTCGATCATCACCGCTGCGGCGCCAACGCTTGCCTGCAGAGCTGCCATGAGGTTCTCCTGTGTCACTGATTGTGTTGGGTCCTGCTGCCAGTGATGCTCTCGCGAATGCGAGTCAGTGCTTAGGCTGCCTGCCCAAAACCCTTGCGCGCGGCTGCGGCCATCATGAGAGCAATGGACACTTCCGAATCGCTGGGTTCCTTCCCGCCATTCTTGTTCTTCAGGTCCGCGATGACTGCCGAGCGTTGCTGCTCGTAAGTCGCTCCCGGGTTCTGAGGTTGGGCGGATGTGGCTGTGCCACCACTGACTTCGCTACGGGCGCCTTCTGCCCGCGCGGCTGCTGCTGCGGCGCGCTCCTCGGCTTTCTTTCCGACCGTGACGCCAGCTTCCAAGAGAATGGGCTTGGCGATCCTAACGAGGTTTTCCCTGAGAAATTGCTTCGCGAGGGCAACTTCTCTCTGCCGGCGTTCGGCCGACATGGGCTGCTGCTGAATCTGTCTCAGCCGCTCCCCGTAAGCCACGTTCTTTTTGCGGGCCGCTACTACAGCCGCATCGAGACGGGACTCTACAGATTCACGTTCGAATTTACTCAGTCCTGTGGCTCCATCAAGCAGCGCCTTCCGTTCCCCGTCATAGAGCGACGTTAAGTCCGTGTCGAGGGCGGTGCGGTAGCTGGTCGATGTTTCCTTGGCTGTGGTTTCGCGTTCGGCCTTGATTCTGGCCTCCTGCGCGTCGAGTGCTTCTTTCCAAGCCTTGAGAGCCGGATCCTGATTTGTGTCTTCAGTTGCGGTGGAGGCCCGCAGTCCTACACTCTCCATGACCAAATCAAGTGCAGCTTCCACGTTCGGATCGTTGAGCGCTTTCACTTTGTTGATGACGTTCAGAGCCAGACCGCGCTCGAACACCTTTGAAAGAAATTTGCCCGCGGTGCCATCGGTCAAGATAGCGCCGGTTGTCGGGTCTTTTCGGGGCTTGCCTTCTGCATCGAGAAGTGCAGAGCCTTCGATCAGCTTGTTGATCATCGCCGTGGTGCCCTTTTCGACATCGCGGGAGATGGACGAGAATGCTTCCGAGTATCCTGCGAACTCCTGAGCCGTCTGGATGATGACGTCGGCTTCCTCGGGAGACGAGAACTTGTCGCGGTAGGGAGCAAGAGTCTCGGCCAGGCGGGCATTCGCCATGATCTCGTCGCGGACGTCTTTGGGGAGGGCCGCTTTCAGAGCTTCGTTCGAATCGATCTTGGTCGCCAGGTCCCGCGCGCCGATGAATCCGTCTTCCTCAAGCGAGTAGCTCGGGGCGTCCTCGGTCGTGGTGGTAGCGGCAGCGTCTTTCTTTTCGGTTCCTGCGGCAGGCTCTTCCTTCTTGGCGGGATCAGCCACAACCGGAGTCGTCGGTTCAGCGACGGCAGGCTTGACCGGTTCTTTGCCGAATCCCTTGGCCTCAGCGTCCGCAACCATCTTTGCGACAGTGCTTTCAGGCGTGAGGGCTTCCGTGGCGGGAGTGGTGGTAACAGGAGTGCTTGGTGTTGATGTAGTCGTTGTAGGCGTCGCAGCCGTGCTAGACGACGTAGACGGTGTGCTCGTCGGAGTCGATACGGCAGCGCTTGAAGGGGCGGCGGGAGTGACTGTGCTAGTTGCCATGCGGCATAAGAGTACACCACTCGCTGTTTTGGGTTTAGAATGGGGACATCGGGAGCGGCAAACTCCCTTTGAATCTCAGGCCTCGGAGGGCCATCAATGACATCCCCATCTAGTCAGATCATACCCGTTGGCATGTGCCAATGCGGCTGCGGACAACTTGCCCCGATAGCCAAGAGAACTCGACGCGATCTCGGTCACGTGAGGGGACAGCCAGTATCCCGCATCCGCAGTCATAATTCAACGCAGGTACGGACTGATTTCACAGACGCACAGCCCTTCAAGATCGACGGCGACTACTGTAAGTTGATCCAACTTACCAAAGGCCACTTTCACGTTGTGGACGCCGATGAATATGAACGTGTTCGCAAGATCGTTTGGACCGTCAGTTGGAGTTGGACGGTTCAAAGTTTCTACGGCTATAACACCCGCGTTGGGAAACTACACCGCTATATCCTTGGTCTCGCGAAGGGCGACCCACGCACAGGGGACCACAAGGACCCATCGCGGACGTGGGACAACCGGCGAAGGAACCTCAGAATCGCGAACGACAACCAGCAGGTCTGGAATCAGCGGCTGAGGAAGGACAATAAGAGCGGCTTTAAGGGCGTGTCGTGGCATAGGACTATGAAGCAGTACCGCGCCGCTATCAGAGCAAATGGGGTATGCCGCGTGCTCGGATATGACCCCGATCCGGCAATCTGCGGGGAGATGTATCGCGTGGCTGCGGAGGCCCTGCACGGGGAGTTTGCTAGGACAGCTTAACTTCCAGGCTGACCGGGCTGGCCGCTCCCTGCCCCTGATTTCGCCCCTTGCTGGGCTTGTGCGGCAGTAGCTAGAGTTGCGGCGGCTGCCTGCTCCCTTGCGAGTTGCCCCGATACCGTTAAATACGCAAGCACGTTCCCATACCCGACAGGATTCGTTTCGGCTTGCTCCCAATTCGAAAGACACCAAGCCTTTGCTTCCGCCGCGCATATCGCGGGGTCGTCTACGTTGCTTTCTGGCAGGATCGACGGGACCGTGATGGGCGGGGCAAGCGGGTTTGCAGGGTTGGGCTTCTGGATGGCCCCGTTCGGGTCCTGCGACAACCTGTGAAGAACGGTCTCAATCTTCGAGAGTTGCGCGTCCAGCGGGATCTTGATCTGTGGTGGCAAGAGATACTGCGCCAGCACCCGTTGAATCTTCGGATCGGCAAGCATCTGGGCCACAATGGGCATCTTCTGGTTCTGAGCCAGCAGCGCCATCAATCGGGTCTGAATCTCGGCATAGGTGGCCGGGAATCCTGCGTCTTCCTCGGGATACGCGAAGAAGTTCCCGCTCAACTCAGCTTTCAATAGCCGGATGGTCTTCCACGATCCCTCAGACTCGCCGGCCTCGACAATCTTCACTTCCTCGTCCATGTTGTCGATTGAGCAGCGGACGCCCAGTACGGCGCGCTCCGCATTCTCAATCTGCATCTGGTTGAGGTACTGCTTCAGCCTTCCAAGGGCTGTGTTGAGGGCTTGTTCTTGTCCTGCCGCGGTCTCGACGTGCTTGTCGGAACCTCCAAACACCTGGGGCATGACTCCCGCAAGGAACTGCGCGCGCGT